TCAATGCTTCACAACATACCGATAGTATGCCGCTTCCTTATTCTTCACTGCGTCCTTGTCTTCGAGCCAGAACGCACAAGCAGCGTCAACATAGTAATCAATGTTGCGGATGCCGTGTTTCTCGTTGACCTTGCCAAAGTCGGAGTATACAGCGTTCATTGCCACCCAGAATTCTACCGGGTCGTAATTCAAGTTGTGCTGCTGCATTACCTGCTTGCACTGTTCAAACGTCCAGTGCGGGCCGGTCGTGCCATCAGCGTTCTGCATGTTGTGCAGCCATTCGTCCGCCATGTCCTTAGTCATACGCCCGGTGTGCGTGCTGGACGCATAGCCCATAGTGCGCTCAGAACCGTGCGTCTTGTCGCCTACATAAGAAGTATCCCCCATGTAAGCATCATCGTCACGAAAGCCAATAGGGCGCATTTCGTCCTCGTAATCGGGGTACTCGTCATACTCCGGATATTCCATGCTGCTTTTGGGTGCAAAGCGTCCGTCAGAATAACGGCGATAATTCCGCATCTCCGGTTCGCCGCCGTGAATACGCTCGTCATAGTAACCGTAAGGCTCAATATGATTGTAACGATACCGCACGCCGTAATGCTGGCGATCTTCGGGGTACGTCTTGCGGATTCTCCATTCCTCCGGCGAAGCATTCTCTCGGCGGGTGTGCTGCATCAACAGCATTCGGGTTCCTCGTTTCATGATGATACCCCCTTACACCGTCGGCGCTGTGCCGTTAATAGACCGAAGCGTGTCAGAATGAGAGCAGCAGGAATTACCGAGCATTCGGAAACTGCCGCCGCTGGACGAAGTGACAACGCGACACAGGTATTTGTGACGGGTGTCCAGATTAAACACTGTCGCCTGTGCGCCGTTGCATTTCAACAGCGGATACGTTACCGTTCCGTCGCCGATTGTGATTACTACCGGCGCGCCGATGATCGTTGTTGACGGAATGTTCTGAGCGATTACGATTCCGTATACGCAGCCGTTCTGGTAATCTCCCGCCGGAATGTTCACTGTCAGCACGCCGCTTGCGTAAGTCACGCCCTGTGAGATACGCAGGTTCGGACACAGTTTTTGTACAGGCTTGCAAGCCATAACTATTCCCTCCTATCAAAGGCAGGGGGATTGCTCCCCCTCCTGAATATCGTATCTCAGCAGCCGCAGGTGTTGCAGCCGCAGCCGGAAAACTGGTAAGGTGCCGGAACCGGGAACGCCGGTACCGGAGCCGGACGCAGAGCGTTTACAAGGTAGTTGTTCTGCGCCTCCTGAGAAGCCGCGAACTTCAAGGTCTGGTTCTCGTTCTGAAGCGCCGCGATCTTCTCCGCCTGACGGGTGCTCTCCATCTGGTCGAGGCGTGCAATAATGCGGTCGGTGTCGTTGTGCGCAGTCTGGATAATGTCACGCGCATTGGTAGCCGCGTTGTAGTTGGTCTCACAGAAACCGCGCTCGATCTGACGCTGCGTGTCGCAGCAGCAGCTTGCCATCTGCGTACCCAGTGCGGTAAGACCTGCGGTAACGCCGTTAAAGCCGGTGCTCATGTTCTGGTTTACGCCGTTGATAAGCTGTGCATTCTGATAACCAAGCTGGCAAATCGCGTTATCTAAGCCGTGAAAGCCGTTGGAAACACTGTTGCCGAGGGTGTTAAAACCGGTCAGCATGCCGTTGTTAACGGCGTAAAAGCCGTCACACAGGCCGTTCTGGATGCCCAGAACCGAACGAGACAGGTCGTTGAAGTTGAACTCGCTGCACAGGTCACTGCGCGTTACTGCGCCCTGATAGCCTGCGCCGCTTGCTCCGCCGTTGTTGCCCCAGCCCCAGCCGTTGCCGCCGAAGATCAGCGCGATAATCAGAAACGCAAAAATCCAAGAGCCATCGCCGCCCCACATACCGGAGCCGTTGTTGCTACCGTTGCTGTCCTGACCCAGTGCATAGCCCAGAGCCATCGAATCGTCACTCATAGTGTAATTCTCCTTTTCAGTTATATTTGATCGGAACCGTACGCTTTCCGAACATGACAAATTCACGTCGGATTTTCATCAAGATTCCGTAACTGAAAAGGAACTATAAAAAATCGCTTGGATTTTTACAGTTGCGTATTTACTTGATGTTCATGCCGAACTGCTGTGCGAATTGATCGAGGTCGATTCCTCGTTCCTTTGCAATGTTCATTGCCATCTGCCGCAGTGCGTCCGGGCTTTTACCCTGCATAGATTTCATTAGGGTGCTCACCATAGGATTATTGCCGGTCATTTGGTTCAGCATCATCATAGGATTTCCGCCGTTCCTCATAAGCTGCAACACCTGCATCATCGGATTATTTACCATCGTTTGCACCTCCCAGTTGTTCACATAACTTGTTAAACCGTCGGATAAGTTCGTTGAATTCTGTTCTCGGAACATAATCTGACAAATCTATTTCCGCAGGTTTATTCGTTTCCGGCTCCTGTGCTCTGCGATACATCACAAAGTCAGCACAGCCGGTTTGCAAATTAAGCTGTTTGGTGTAGATCGCTCCGTGTGCTGTGTCCGGCATGATAGTAAGCGCACCGGAAAAGTCCGTCTGTACCGCGCGTGCTTCCTCCATACTTGCCACAGGTCGAACAATATGCTGTGGAGATTGCACCTGCTGTTGCATTGGTGTCTGCATTGGCTGTTGCGGGTACTGCTGTTGATACTGCGGCGTGTAGCCAGTGTAACCATAAGGATATGCCATTAACCCAGCACCTCCGTAACGTGTTCGCTGATGGATTTACTTACCGCCTCTTTGTAGGATATATACTCCTCTAAGCAATCTGTATTGCCTGCGTTGCGGTAAACTGCTACAATGCGACGAGCGCACTCAGGGTCATACCCCATGCGTTCAAGTCTCTGTTCGTAACTCATGCGATCACTTCCTTATACTGAAAGTATAAGGTCTGCCGGGCGTGAAAACCTGTCACAAATCTGTCAACTTGCTGTCACAGCACGCGCAGCATTTTGCATTTGATGCTGTTCAACCGACGATGCACCGTGCTTTCGCTCATGTGCAGCGTCATGCAAATCTGAGTAATAGAGCGCGCCGATGTTCGTAGGTCAAACACGGCGCGTTCTTCTGGTGTAAAATTGCACTCACGCCGGAAGTATTCCACCTCCGGCCTTGTAAATTCCGTTAATTTCATGCGGTATCCCCTTGTTATGGTGTCACCGCATATCTTTCCCCTTGTATAAAAAAATCGGGTGCGACACACTTACGCGCTTCGCACCCTATAAAAAACACACCGTCCCACGTCCTCTACGTCTATACCCTATGTAGGTTCATAAGGCTTCGGGGAGCGCAGGAACAATGCGTTTTTTCAATTCTGATAGTATTATACCATCTTTGGCAGCCGATGTAAATGTCGCTTACTTGAAACCTACTTGCAACTTACTTGAAACTTAGCCGTAAAGGTGTGCTCTATCGTTGATAACCAGCAGGCGCAGCAGGTCGGTCGTAAGTGCCAGCTTGCCGTTTTCGTCGCCATGCAAAAAGCCCTTGTTCACCAGCTTCTGCACGGTGTCTTTCGCCCACGCCGGGCATTCGGCAACGCTGTTGTATACTTTCTTTGCGCTTTCCGCTTTGCTGATCTCCTGCTTTGCGATTGCGCGGGTCTGTGCTTCCGTCATGTCTTCAACCTCTTTCTCTGTCAGCATGGTTTTGAATTTCTGCCACAACTGTGGATTGCGTACCCACGGTTCGGGACAATTTTTCCTCGTCACATCATAGTGACGGCACACGCGCGATACCGGAATATGGTACTTTTCCATCAGCTCACGGGTCAGCTTTGCGGCGCGTTTCATGGTTTCCTCAGGGATAACGTACACGCCGTTTCGGATAACGCTGCACATTTCAATGCCGATGCTGTTTGCGTTCCGGCAGTCGTTGTAGTAACTGCCGCCGCGTTCCTTGCCGCAATGCCATGCCGTGTCCGTGTCCTTCACGCTCTGCACAACGCCGTTCGGGTCTACAAAGTAGTGTGCACTGGCACGCAGGCCGCTTTCTCTTGCGAAAAAATCTGCATTGTTCTGTGCCGTATCGCCGTTGTTGGACGTAAAGTGTAAGCAAATCCAGTTTATCGGGAACGAACGTCCCTTCTGATAGTTGTTCGGATTGCACTGTTTAAACGGAATACTCATTTACTCACCCTTCTTTTTCGGTGCGGTGTAGGTCAGCGCTGTTTTGGAATCCGTAATGCCCGCCGTTGTCGGGTCAATGAACACGCTCAGTACCGCAAGGCACATGGTGCAGAGCTGCACCGGATTAGACAGCAGCGAAACAATACCGTCCCACACAGCCGCCCAACTTGTAAACGTCTGCGGGTCAACGCCAATGGCCGTGATTGCCACGCTGACAATACCGACCCAGAACCACGGGTTCTTCATTCGTACAGGAAGATTTACCTTCATACTATCACCTCGCAATATGGTCTATAGCAATCCCTTCTAAGAACTGCTCATATTCCTTCGTCGTCTTTTCAATAGCCGCAAGTCCTGCTTCTACCTCTCCGTTGCAGTGACCGCGCTTTAATGCCATTGCTACGCCAACAGTAAGCTGACAGTTTGCGTTAATCATTGCAAGCTGTAAGCGTCCCTCTTTGGCTCGTTGTTCCGCCCTCCGGTTTACCCGCTCCGCTTCTTCCTTCGCTCTCTTATCACGCTTGCCGGACTGCGCCGCCATAGCAGCGCAGATAATTCCGACAGCACCCGTGATAATGGTGCAGATAACCTCCGTCGGCATAATTAAATACCCACAATAGCAGAGGTGTTATATTCGTACATAGTTTGTTCCTTTCCGGGCATTCGCCCTATCAAAGTGTACATTTTTCTTTTATTTTGAGCACTTTACCGCAATTCTGAGCATTTAGTCGAAGATATCGTGCAAACGATCTTCAACCCATACCGCAACCGTGGACAGTGCCGCCCACGCAATGGTAAACTGCGGGCACACCTGCCCCATGATATTGCCGGGTACGCCGGAGTAGTCCCACACATCCAGACCGAGCCAGACGTTGAGCACCAGACCGGCCAGCAGCTCCATCACGGTGCAGATCACAGCACCCTGTGCCATCTGCAAGATGATCGGCGGTCGCTGCTGGATCTCATTCAGCAGGCCAACTGCCACAAAGCACACGCCGCCGAGAACGCCCATCGACCAGTGCGTGTAGCCTCGCCATGCGATCTCGATCAGCATGTACATCACGCCGCCGATCACCGCGAACAGCAGGTGCTCAAGCACAGACTTAGGCGTAATTCCACGCAACACTCAAGACCTCCTCTGCCGTCGCGGCATTGCGGAGATCGACTTCCGCCGCCTGCTGGATGCTTACGCGCGGCTCAACGTAGGCTGCAATCGCCAGTGCCAGCGCACACAGGTCAGCATACTGCCAAACCGTACATTCATCGCCGGTAGAGTTCCAACGCAGCTCACGTTCCACGCCCGCAGACTGTGCAACCTGCTGCACCGCCAGCGCCGATGTAAGCTGTGCCTGCTTTTCCGACGTTACAGCATACTGCTTGCCGTCTGTCCATGTAAGCGGGTTCTCAGCCAGCCATGCAGCGAGATCGGTCTTGCTGTCTGCGATACGACGCTCACGCAGATCATCAACTGATGTCAGCGGTGTGCCGTATTCCTCGCCGACGGCCTGTAAAAGCAGTGCGTCGTTCTGCTCATTCACACGCGCCTGCAAGTCCGAACCATCTGCAACCTCGGTGACATACTCGTCATACTCCCACTGCGTGTTTCCGTCTGCGTCTGTGGTTTCAACCGGATTCAGGCAAAACCTTACCCACGCCCGCCCCAGCTTGTTCGGCAGGCTGTTCGCCGTGATTTTCTCCGGCTTGTTGTCGCCGTGTACCTTCATTTTTATCACTCCTTTCAAGGCTCGCACAGGAGACGCGCGGAAATGTACGAGTACGAATCCGATGAAGCGTTGTACGCATTGAAGAACAACAGACCCGCATGCGTACCGTTGTTCCAGCTGCCACCAACAAACAACACGCGCCAGCCGGGCGAGAAAGAATAAACGTAATCCGGGACGTATGTTGTTTCCGAGCCGCCAGACGTTTTCGGAATCAGTAAACCATTGTCGGTAACAGTCAAATCCTTAATCCAACCGCTTGCGGGCAACGTGCCGATTTTGGTATAGCCGGTCGTCGTATCGTCCGCATATTTGCTCGGGTCGGTGCAGTAGTATGCTTCCGTGCCGTTGGCGTTGAAGCCGTCCACCCACTGGGATACATTGCCCCAGAGGTTTTCAACCCACCGGTACTGCACTGGATTCTGCGCATTGCCAGCAAAATCATTAGTACGCCCTGTGTGATACTTCATGTTGTCTGTATCACCATTCGAATGCATACTGGCATTAGTAATTCCAGGGCCAATCTTTTTTTGACAGTTCCAATCAGCGAATTCCACAATATACAGAAAGATGATAGCACAGTAAGTTGCAAAGTCGTACAGATGGTACTTGGAGCCGTTGCTTTTCGCCTTGCTCCGTGCAGTTGCACGTGTCATATCAACGTACGGCGATACGAGAGCCGTGCTCGGTCTAACGCTGCCCATGTGATACCTGCCCACATATTTCCCACTACCGGGGTGCTTGGTAAAGCCGGTTTTTGCCTTGTCTGAAACGTAGAAATACTGTTTCGTACCGCTGCGTTTTTGAGCCACATAAAACACCGGGATAAACACCATTGTGAAATCCCTATCATACGAGAACCCGCTGTCACCCTTCCAAGCCGTCACTGCACCGGATGCGTTGAGGTTACATTCCCTCATTCCAGACCACGGAGCATAGTTATCAAAAGGCGAACTGCCCGAACCGGTGCCCACCGCAGGTTTCGGTTCAGTCGTTACCGACCGCGTAACCAATCCATAAGGGTCAGTGCTTGGTGTTAAGCGCGTCAGCGCCGTGCTCGAATTGCTCGTATCCCACACCACGCCGAACACATTTGCATAGATGAGTGTCAGCGCCTTGCTCTCGCTGCTCTTGCTGATTGTGACTGTACCGCTGGCCGTGTCGCTGCCTTTGGTAGCCTTAATTGCCCAAGTACCCGCCTTGCTGACGGTAAACACAGCCGTACCATTGCTTGCCTTGGTCAGTACCGTACTGCCGAGCGTAGCCGTAACCGTCGAGCCACTGTCAACGGTAACGGTAATCGTGGACTGGAATTTCTCGAGCGTTACTGCAAGCGCCGTGTAATAGTCCTTGGTCGTCACCTCGGCGGTGTAGGTCGTACCGGACAGCGCTGCACTCAGCGTGTACGTCGTGTTAATGCCCAGTACGCTGACCGTAGCCGTCAGACTGCTGTCCACCGTGCCGGTGTAGGTTTCATCGCCGCCGGAGAGCGTCCATTCCTGTCCGACAAAATCAGCCGCAAACGTGATGGTGATGATTGAACCACCGCCAGAACTCGGAGCATTTACAGCGCCAAGTACATTGTCTTCTGTAAAACCTGCATACTGCCCTTTCTTGCCCTTTATTTTGTCCTGCTTGTTATCCCATGTTCCCGACTTTTCAATTACTTTGCCGACCGCAGAATCAATCTGTGCGCCGGTGTGTGAAGAATTGTAAGCCATGCCATCACTCCTTCATACAAAGAAATTCGTTTCCGTCCGCGTCAAGCATGGTTTCGTTGCTGTCAGACGGGATAAAGCCCCAGTTGTCGTTCCAACTGCCATCCATACCCTGTGCGTAGAGGGAAATGCGGTAAGTGCCATCACCGGAAAGCAAGAAATCGTCGTAGACTTCAAACTGTCGCTGTGTTGCAGCAGGGGTCTGGGAGAAGGACGCAATGAGCGCCCCTCTCCCTCTGCCCCATTCCTCGCCGGACTTCGTAGCGCGGCACTCGAATGCCTGATACGGAATGTCCGATTGAAATGCAACAATAACTTTGTCGAAGCCAGAAACCGCCGAAATCTTTTCTCCAGTGATGGAAAACGTCAGATTCGGAGCTGCCATTTACGCCACGCTCCAAGTACCAGCGGCATTCTTTACGAATACCTTGATAATCTTCACGCCGTCGCCCGCAGATGCAGTTTCGAGGTCTGCGCCGTTGATAGTGACGTTGATTGCCGTGTCCTTCTTGTAGCCGCCTGCGGTACCGCTGGTGTTGGTAGAACCGGCAGTAACCGGAATCTGCGTACCGGCATTTTCAAGGCTGGATTCGCTCGGAACAACCTTGATCTTGTATTCCTCGAAGTCCGCATTAGCAGAGAACGAGAACGCAGATACGTTGAAGGTTGCCACCTTGGAAATCTTGCTCTTGTCCGGGCCGGTAATCGTCACAACCGGAACAGCGGTATCCAACGTGATTTTCGCGGTAACAGTAGCGGTTTCGTTGCCTACGTCGTCTCGAACCTTAATAGATACGGTTTTCTGACCGTCACCGCTTGCAAGCGTGATTGCCTTAGACTTTACAAACGTTGCCCATGCAGCTTCGGCTTCCGTTGCTGCACCTGCTACGCCCCAAATCTTCATTTGGTAGCCGGTCGTTACGCTGTCCGTCAGACCGATCGTAGCCGTTACTGCCGTACTGGTTGCATAAGCAGCACCGTTGTTCAGTTTGAGGGTAAGCCCGGCAGGCGCGGTCGTGTCCAGTGTTAAATTAAAGAAAGATGCCATGTTTTACACTCCTTTTGTGTTTAATTCAAGGTAAAGGTAGGAACTCTTGCGGCGATAGAGCAATTCATCGCCCAAATACGCCTCGTAAATTCCCATCTTTCCTAAGAAATACGCGATAATGCTTTTGTCTCCGATATACATTCCGTCACCCCGTTATCAGATAAAGCACAGTTTCATCGTGCTTTTCGATTGCGTCATACTCTGCACGGGTCAAGACGCGAATAGCGGAAACATCATTTGAAAACACGTTGCCATGCCCACCGCCCGATGCAGGTACACCGGTATCTTCTTCGCCAATCCACCAGTTACCGTTGTCTCCGATGAACGGAGTTAAGCCCTTCGCGCTTACGCCCGTGTCCTTGCCCGCAATTACCCAGTTGCCGTTATTGCCAATTGTCGGGTAAGTGTTGGCAAGTGCTTGCATTCGCTTTTCAAGTTCGGTAAACGCTGTCGGAATTTCCGGCCAGTGTGCGTCACCGCTCATCGTAGGCGGGATGTATACATGGATACTGTTTGTACTGCGCGTTTTCTCGCCTTGCTTGCCGTGCAGCTCAAAAGCATATTCGCCTGCAACAGGAAGGTTCTGCGCAGTCAGCAACACCGAAATTCCGGTTTCATCCTGCTGCATCGGCAGGATATCCATGTTCCCACCTGCTGACACATACATTTCCCACGTCCAGTCAGGCGGGAGATCACCTGTAACTGTGATGGAGCGCGTCAGATTATCATGCTGGCGGGCAAGCACTTCACAATCTGCGGTCAGCTCCCAGTTGTTGAAATAGATCATGTGTTCTTGCCCTCCAATGCCGCGACACGCGCAGTCAGTGCGTCTAATGCCGCTTTGAGTGCATCGTTTCCGGTTGAGGTGTCGTTTACTTTATCGACTGCATTATCAATGTCCTCACCGCCGTACCGGCTTGTATAGTAAGTATCAGCCATTAAACAACCAACCTCCTTCCGTATTTGTCTGAAATAATTTTGCCGTTCTTGTCATGGACTGCGCCGGAAGCAGAAAGCGCTTTAGGCAGGCGATAATAAATAAGGACGCAACCCGGTGCACCGTCAGTCCCGCTCGTTCCTGCTCCGCCTGCTCCTCCAGATTCTGATGAATAAGTTGCGTTGAGCGTTACAGCGCCTACACCGCCGCCGCCACCGCCACCGTGTCCGCCGTGTCCACCAGCGCCGTATATAGTCGGTGCTATAATTGCATCTGGAGTTCCACCGTTTCCTCCTGTATAGCCATGAATTGTTCGCAGGCCGCCACTGTTCATAATAGCATTTCCGCCATCCGAACCATTTATGCCATACGCAGCGCCACCGCCGCCACCGCCAGAACCGCCTACGACGGTTCCATCTCTTTTGGTTCCACGAACGCCAGTTCCACCCTTTCCTCCGAGATATGTTAAAACATCGCCTCCCGGACTGCCGCTCACCTTTTCATCGGTGCTTGGAAAACCTCCATCACCGCCATCTGCGCCTGTGATTCCATCGGTTCCCCATACACCATACGTTATTCCCGTTGTCGGTTCAGAAAATCCCTCAGAAGATGATGCGCCATCTTGCGATGTATATCCTGCGAAAGAAGTGTCCGTGCCAGCTGTTCCTGCATTCACAGTATCAGAGGAATATTCTCCGCCTACTCCTTTAACGCCGATTTTTGCATTGAATTGATCGTTTGGAGTTACTTTCAGTTCGATAGTATAAATTTTTCCGCCCTTGCCTGCGGTTCCTCCTTTTCCTCCTTTTCCTCCTTTCCCGGGGCGTGGCGTTCCGTTGGTATTGGTAGCTTCATCTGTACTTTCGCCGTTTTCACCGCGTTCGCCTGAATCGCCGCCTGCACCGCCGCCAATCAGAACAATACGGACACTTGTAACTCCATCCGGCACAGTCCACGTCCCGTCTTTGGTCAGAACCTCAACCGTATCGTAATACTCCTGTTCGCCGATATCCTGCGGCTTATATCCAACTAATACGCTTTCCTGCGCTGCCAGTTTTCCAGACACGGTAACGTCTGCGCTTTCAACACATCCGGTCACTTCACCGCCGTAAGGGTGCGAAATCTGCACCACATCGCCGGGAGTTTCGCGTTTGATAGCGATTTTATTATTGATGCGCTCATTGTGGCTGTAATATTCGGCAAGGCGTTCCGCAACGGCGTTTGCGTTTACCAGAGATACAAGCGTTGCATTCTCAACCTTTACCGTGTTGTCCGACTGTTCAACCAGACTGCGACTGCGGGTGTTTGTCGGGGTGATAATCTGTCGAGTAACGTGAGTGTACTTTTTGCCATTCAGCACGCCGGAACCAGCAGTAACGATAGCATAGTTTGCGCCGCTTTCTGTGATTTCAAAGCCTGTGGCTTCGAGATCATAGCACGGGTCTTCAAACGTGATCTTATCGCCCGCCGAGGTCGTGCCGTTGAACAGTTCCGTAACTTCCGTTGTGCTCTGCGAATAGGCGTGCTCAGTAACGATAACTTCCGTAACCGGAGTTGCATATTCTACCGAGCCGCCCGCGTACATTTCGCTTGCGGTGATTTCGCTCGACTGTCCGTCCCACAAGCCCTCGATACGGATTGCGCCGTTGTAGTCCACTTTCAGCGTTGCGCCAATAGCAAACAGCACTTGCGCAAGGTTTTCGCGCCGCGTTGCGATAGGCAGCCATCCATACAATTTGATATTTGCAATGTTGGACTTCACATAGCAGGTCAGCGGTGAGCAAATGTCCGTACACACTTTGCGCACGGTTTCGCCGGTATAGATACCTCCGTCGTGGTAGGTTTCATCCAGCAGGCCAACGGTCGAGGTGCAAGTAAAGTGGTAAGTGTTGATAGATGTGCGAGAGATTGTCTGCACATAAAAAATCCCCATCTGATTTCCGTCATGGTAGAAAGTCAGTGGGGTGTTACGGATAAACTCCGTTAAACTGGTATCATCCGACTGCACATCAAAGGAAAACGTGTCGATTTCCAGCGAGGCACTGTTCAGCGGACGCGCATAGTACGCATTTCCGCTGATTACATCGTGCGCATCGAACGTGCGGTCAAGATATGTGATTGTATTGGTTCCCATGTGTCACGTCCTTTGCGGTGCCATTGCGATAAACTGAACGGAAAGCCCCGTCCAGTATGCTTCTCCGGGTTTCTTGCGAATGAGGTTATCTTGTCCAGCAGTAACATATGCGTTAAACGTAAGCGTGCTCTGTGCATACGGAACAACAATTCTGTGACTGTCCTGCGGTGCACTCAGAACCTCGTACAGCGCATCGTAGTCGCCGTACTTGCCAACTGCGGGAAGAATCGTAATCTCGTAGTTGTAAAACGTACCGATAATGTCGCGAATCATTGCGCCGCTGAGCGTTCGCTCTGCGTTCTCGCCGTCAAGCACCTGAAATTTACGGGTAAGGCTTGTAACTATGACGTTGTACTTCTTGCCGTCTACAGTAAGTTCCATTTATGCACCTCCTGTTACAAGGCTCACGCCGCGCCGCCGCGTTTCGCCGCTGTTGTACGGGCCGGTAATGCGTGCAAACTTCGCGCCGTCGATGTAAAGCTCGATAGGTTGACTGCTGTTGCCCGTACCGCCGCGTGCGTCCAGTGCCGCGTTAAACGCATCAATCATGGTGGACAATGGGGTTTCCACGTTCACGCCGCTTTTCTGATCGCCCAGCAGTGCGAGAAATTCGCTGTTCGGGCTGATAACCGCACCATTTGCAAGGGCAGGAATGTCAAGCGAATAAGGCGCAACAGGTCGATCGGCATTGCCGAGACTGTAGGCTCTTGTGGACGATGCAGATCGTTTGCTTGCAGCGTTGATGTTCTTATACACCATGCCAATGCCGATAGCCAATGCAGCAGCCGCCGCTATAGCACCCGCTGCGCCGGTTACTGCACCAAGTGCAACAGCCAATGCAGCAACAGCGGCAACAATTCCGTAAATAACGGTTGTTGCACGTTCCAGAGGAGTAAGATTGCTCCATGCACTCATAATTCCGGCAGTCAGCGCAATTACAAGAGCCAATACAGCCGTCAGCGGGCTAATTCCGGAGACTACCTTTCCGATTGCCGTTGCCATAGACGCAAGCTGCTGAATGATAGAAGTAATTTTGAACGCTGTAACAAAGCCAATTACTGCGTCAGTGAGAAGTGCAAGCAATGTCTTATGCTCCGCAAGGAACTGAATCACGCTTGCAAGCAGGTTAATCAAACCCGGCAATCCGGTTTGAATTACCCACGTCAGCATCGGAAGGACGACATTTTCGTACAAATCACCCAGTACATCACCGAGCGAATCCGCAAGATTCTTGATTGCTTGCAGGATATTCTTGATAGATTCCATAAGCGGCTCAAAGTTAAGATGTGCCGCCCATTGTGCAGTAGCTTCCGTGATTCGGTCAATAAATCCGAGGATAGAATCAACAATGCCGAGAATTGCTTCCCAAATTTGCACGCCATTATTGTTCTTCTCCCACGCTTCCTGCAATCTCTGTGAGATGTTTCCGATTGCGTTTACAATGTTCGTGATGATAGAAATGATGTGTCCCATAATGCTTTCGCCCAAACCGGCTTGATTCCAAGCAACAAGGAACGCCTGACCGATGGAATTTACAAAGCTAACAACATTCGTAATCGCTGTCATGATAGCCTGCAACATGATTTGTCCCGCGTTACCATCGTTCCATGCCGCAATGAACGCCTGACCAATAGATGTGATAATCTGAATGATCGTATTCAGCAAGTTCATAATTGCTTGCAACATCTGTTCGCCTGTGTTGTTCGCGTTCCACGCATTGGTAAACGCCGTTGCAATGGCGGTAATCAGGTTGAAGATGGTTTGCAGCAGCAGTTGAATATTGTTCAGCAGTTCAAGACCTGTGCCGTTCGTCCAGACCGACATAAATGCTTGACCGATAGCGGAAACCATGTCTTTCAGCGCAGAAAGAGCGTTCTTTGCGCTTTCGATGGTCTGTTGCCCGTACTGCGCCCACGAATCCTGAAATACTTTCCAGAAGTCAGTGAGCCATTGCGGTGTCTGATTTTTTGCTGCGGAATAATCCGTATCAAACTTAGGTGCGCTCGGGTCGGTCGTGTTATTGCTGTTATTGGTTAATTTCTGGACTGTATCGAACGATGCAAGAGCCTTTTCAGCTTTCTTCGCAGACGATGCCGTGGAATCCAGTGCATCCGTTTGCTTGTTCAGTTCCTTTGCATTTTCCTGTGCCTGCTGTGCGGTCGTACCGAACACAGACGCGATAAACTGCGCCATCTGTGCCGTTACCTGTGCAAGAGCCTGCATCAGCTTATTCAGCCATGGGATGATAGATTCATAGATAGGCTGAAACGCCGTCAGCAGGTTACTTTTCACCTGTCCGAACGACTTTGCAAACGTTTGGTTCGCAAGCAGAGCCTTGCCCAAACGGTCAGCCATTGCCGTAAGCGCTTTGGAAATCAAGTTGAAGAACAACGCGCCCGCAACGATAGAACGCAGACGTACACCGAACGACTGCACGCCGCCCGTTGCTTTCTTCATGGACTTTTGGCTGGAACGTCCGAAATTGGAGAATTTGGATTTGAGCTTGTCAATCGCAGCGCCCAATTTGCCGCCGAGCGAATTTTGCAGACTGCCGACAGACGTTTTCAAGCCAGCGCCTAAACCCGCAATAACTCGTTTCAGTTTAGCCATTTTGGAATTCGTTTGACTTACGAAGTCGTTCATTTCCGATTTGGACTGTTTCAGCCCGGCCTTCATGTTGCCTAACTGCGTCGTCTCATTGTCAAGGCTTTGCCGTACATTCTGACCGGCGCTGCTCATCGTGGACGATTGCTTGATCTCGGCAAGCTGTTGTTTCAGTTGTGCCGCTTTATCATCTGCGTTTCGCAGAGCTTCGCCCAATTTATCCGATTCAGCAACAAGCGAATTCAGCTTTTGCGCCGATTCCGAGAATTCCTCCTGTGGGATTGCGCCCGTTGCCGCCTGTTTCAGTTTGGTGTTGTAATCGCTCTGAGCCTTTTCAATCTCAGCGTTTACTTCATCCAACCGAGCAGCCAGACGTGCGGCTTCTTTCTCCGTTGCTGCAAGGTCGGCTTGCATTTTAATGCCCTTCGTGCCGCCAGCGGCTACCTTATTCCACTGTTCAGCAAGTTTTTGTACCTTTGCGGCTTGTTTATCTACGGCGGCTGATTGCTTTTCAATGTCTTTCGTCATTTGTGCAATCTGCTTTTTCGCTTGTTCGTCGCTTACAGTAGCGTCGATTCTGATAGAGCCATCCGCCATTTATTCACCGCCTTTCTAATTGATCTGCGCCCAAAAAGCGTCAATAGCTTCCTTTTCCTCTTCGGAAAGTGCGGGTGCAGGGGTTAAATTACGTTTGAGACGTTCGTATTCCTGTTTCTGTTTTCCCTTCATTTTGCTTGTGTCCGTGCCTCTGATTTGCAGAGCATGAGACATTGCCGAATCTTCGTTAAGGCTTTCCATCATTGCCATAAACTCAAACCAGTGCAGATTAACCTTGTGCAGCTCAATGCCAAACGTCTGCCGGAACGATGCATACAACCGTGCAGAATCGAAATCGAACCACATCATGCGTTTACCGCCGGGTTCAATCTCTCTATCGTCGCCACAGCGAATAAACCACTGCAAACCTTCCAGTGCAATGTCAATGGGTGGCATCCCTGCTCCGTAAAGCAAGGATAATGCCACCCATGCACGGTCATTATCGCTTAAATTCGGGTCGTCCAGTGCAAGGGAAATCTGAATGCCGATTCTGTAATCCGTGCGAATCAGATACCCCTTGTAAGAGCTTGGAAGGCGATCGAGCAGCATGTTAAACACTGCCGACACGCTCCGCGCTGTACTTGCTCATGTTTGCTGCACGCTTCTCAACGTGGCTGTCAATGATGGGGGTAAGCTGTGCGAAGAAATCAAGGAACTGGTCGGAGGACGGAAGAACCGCACCAAACACCTTCGCGCAAGTATTTTCGCCAATCAGCGCGTCGATTTTGTCCCTAACGTCTTTGTCAAACGCCACGATATCGTCCAGAGTGTCCAGAACGTCGCCTTTCTTCTCAGAAATAGCCGTTGCCTTGTCTTTGATTTCATTCAGCAGGTCGAAAAAGCCTTTGACAAAGCTATCATCAGACAGCGGAAGGGAGATCGTCTCTCCCTTGTCGTTGACTTCAATAACCTTTACGCCGCTGTTTACGCGGATACTATCCATTCCTCGTTACCTCCTTATACGGATACGTTCGCAGTGAATACCGGTGCGCCGCCGGTGATCTTAACAGTGCCCGGAATCGGGTCGCCTACATAGTTCAGCGTATATTCCAGCGTCGGAGATTCGCCGCCTGCACCGCCGTAGGTATCAACCTGTACAGATACTTCCTGTACTTCTGCAACGTAGGTTGCAGTGTCGCTGTCACTGGTAGCATTCCACATGTCCACGTTCAGCAGCCATGCGTGGGAATCTGCCAGAGTAGCACGAGCGCGACGCTTCTTGTCGATAAACTCAAACACATTGTCGCCCTTGGTGCACTGCTGAGAAACGCTCATGGTCGGCTGATAGCCGGTAATCTCAGTAGTTGCAGAATCAGAGATAATGTCCTGCTCGGTCTCGGTCTGTGCACCGTAGTCCGTAGATGCTTCGGTTACGTTCTTGCCGATTCGTGCCCACTTTGCAGCGCTATATTCGCCCATCTTATCGCTGGTATCCAGAAAGTGCGCAATCAGAGGACGTTTAATCTTTTCAGTTGCCATTTTTACACCTCTACTTCATAGTTAATGGTTAAGAGGATTTGATAATCCTCTGTTAAATCTTCGTATCGATCGATAAGCCCCGCAGGGGTCGTTCGTTCAACAGATGTGACGGTCATTCCCTCGCCGAGATCAGGCGGGTTTTCTTCCGCCCATGCTCCCAGCTCATTCAGCAAGGATTCAACGTCGAGACGTTCCTCGCTGTCGGTCGGCAGGGCGCGATACATCACGCCGAACGGGTACTGTGCAGCATATCCGCCGTCAATGTACTGTGCGGTTTTATACGCGCTCTGTACACTGGTAAGCATCATGCCTGACCGTTCCGGCGGGAGATATTCAAACTCGATTTCGGGAGCATAGCCTTTCAGCCACAAAAGAACAGCCCGTGAAACACCGTCTTGTTCACGAGCTGTTACCGTGTTCAATTTCTCACTCATCGGTCAAAATCTTGCGCACTCCTTCCATCCAGCGCGTTTCATTCAACGCCTTGCTTGCCTCGAACCAGTGAGGACGCGCATTCTTGTGCATCCCCTTGCTGTATTTGAGGTTCCGGTCTGTCAACGCCTTACGCGTGCCCTTGGGTGCAAACGTACTGCCGGTTGCCGGGTCAATCATCACCTTGCCGTAATACTGGAATCGTGCATAGGGAGAGGCGTACACGATGGTATTCCCCTGCCGGTGCACATTCATTGCCAGTGCTCCGGTTCGCGCAGGAACAAACTGATCGGTGTCCTTGATGATTTCCTCACAAAGCCACTTGTTAGCCTTTGCGACGCGCTTTTCCAGTACGTTTTTCGGCACTTTCAGTTTCAGAGAATAGTAAATCATCGTCCGCCCACCTCCAAATGCTGCAACAGACCGTAGTCATAGCGTGAAATGCTTGTCACCCGGTATGTCTCGTGCTTCTCACGGCATTTCTGGTAACTGCCCTCATCCGGCACATCACCACGGGCGAAATAGTCCTTTTCGGGCGATAGCGTAAGTTCGCACGGCAGAGGGATATGCAGCGTGACGGAATCCGCGCTGTTAAGTGCGGTTTTCGTTGCCGCTGTGCCTCTGGTGCTTTCCAGCAACACGCCTGTAAGCACGGTTCGGCCGGACGGCTGAAAGATCGTCACAGTGTGCGGTAATTTCATGCTGTCACCTTTGCCCTTTCAAACTGTGTCGGCAATTCTGCCGCTTCGGAAAATGCCTTGTATTCGCGCCGTAACGCTTGCAGACGTATCTTTGCATTGTTGGCTTGCTCGGTATCACCGGCAGCTTCAAACGCCATCCTACGCCGTGTCTGCTTCCTCATAGCTGTTTCCAACTTGCGCTGCATCTGCGTCGCTTCGTAGGCGGTGTAAGTCTTGCCCTGATACTCAAACGGCGGCGGGTCGATGTTCTTTAGTTCATCGTCCGTATAGACGCGCTCAGAAACGCCCTCCAAAAACGGATACCGGTGGTGTCTACAGTTAGCGCCCTCCAAGCCGTCAACCTGTCCCAATCCGCAAACCTTGTAGATATTCGGGTACTTGCTGCCGTCTTTCGTGGCGTATACCTTGCCTTGCCAGCGCTTATGATTTGACCAAACGTGCGGTTTGTCCTTATCGCGTGCTCCACGATGGGCGGTCACTTCGTATAAGTCGGTTTCCAACACCTCCGCCGCTTCTTCGGCATACTTGGATGTAACCTGATTCAGACCGGTTACAATAGCGCGCCGCGCCGCAACGTCAGCATGGTTCATCCAACCGGACGCATAATCAACGGTACGAATACCGCTGTCAGCCAGTTCCCGTACAGCATCTTCAAGTGCCTGCTGCACCGTAAAGCCGCCGGAGTACACTTTCATTTCTGCCTTATCAAGCACAGCCTGATAGGCTTTAGCGATAGGGCGGAACACGATTTCGCCGTTCGTCTGCACAGCAAAACCCAAAGAACGGGTAATGTTGCGGTACTCATCGAGCATTTGCTTGCGAATCAGTTCAATTTCTCGCGCCGTCACGATTTCGAGCGGCATTGTAATACCCGCCTTGTCGGACAGCTCGCCGTAATACTCACGGTTCAGCTTTACAACGCGGTCAAGCGCATCCTGCACTTCCTCTGTGCTGGTCTTGGTATGATTTGCGATACGCCGTTCGATGGTATCCATATCCAGACCATAGGTTTTCAGCGTGCGTATGTCGTTTATCGTTACCTCGTTCAGTTCGCCGGTCAACTTGAAGCGGGAGCAAATCTCACGCAACAGGTCATCTTCCATTGCGAGGATTGCTTTCACAAGCGGTTTAGGCGCGTTTTCAAGGTATTCCGGAGTAATAGGATACTTCATCAGCCGATACCGCCATAGAGTAAGCCAGTACCGCACAAATACTGTGCGATAAGTCGTTTTTGCCGATCTTCAATGCTCTGCACCTGTGCAGCAATAGCAGAGTTAGCGCCGTAACTGCGAGACCACGAGCCTACACTCTCAGAGGATACCGCGCCGCCGTCCGTAGAAAAGACGGCGGATTCTGCGGTTTCCTGATTGTGCATGACTTCTGCCAGCGCACAGTTAAGGCGTTTTACTCGGTGCATTACAGCGTCGCTCAGAACGCCGTCAGAGCGTCCGAGCGTTGCGCAAGAGATAATATCCGCCGCTCTCCCTGCTACGCGGTCGTAATCCTTCTCATCAATCAGATTACCCTTGTAACAGGTGCGGTAAAAGTCATAGTTTGCGTACACGGCGGATTGCTCCTTTCTTTACGACGGCAGGGTTACAGTTGCAATGTACAGGCCGTTCGGGTCGGGCAGAACCGGAACAAACATACCGGATGCCTTAGTCCAGATTGCAACCGGGTCAGGGGTCTGCCACTGGGTCATGGTGATGTACTGGTTCTGCGATGCAGCAGTAAATGCGCCCTGTGCTTCCTCTTCCGGAGGTACACCCCACAGACCAACGCCGATCGAACCGTTTGCCATGGTTGCGAGGAACGCAATCTTGTTCTTCAGGAAGTAGCGCTGAGTGGTCAGCGTGCCGTCTGCCTTTTCGTAGTTGTAAACCTGATCGTTTACAGTGATGCGCTCGATGCCGAACAGACGGGAGAACAGGCTCGTAATTTCGTCCTGAGTTGCCAGACGACCAGCGAAAGCAGAGCCGAAAAGCGCGTTCTGGATAACAGCGCTCTTAGCAAGCAGGCTGAGAACAGCAGAGCTGGTGACAATCTCACGCAGTACGCGGCCGGTTGCAATAGCAGCGTCGCGCACGCCCTGAATATCGTCGAGGATGGTCTTTGCCTTTGCCTCGGTAGACCAGTCGAAAGTCTTGTTCGTGTGGTCGGTCGGAACGCCGAAGTCGATAGTAGTATTGACGTGGTTCTCGTTGATGGTCACCTTGCCGGTTGCAAGCAGTTCCTGCTTTGCTACCTCAGTACGGGTCTTTACGCCCTCGGCCAGACGTGCCATATCGCCAAAGATGTAATCCAGAATCTCGTTGTTGGTGCTGACGCCGTGGTTGCGGAGCAGACGGACACGCTCAGAAAGGTTGATCTTGCGCTTGATGAGCAGCTTCTCAACGGTTACGATGCTTGCGGTCGGGCGGGAGCCGATCTGTGCCTCTGCGTCGAGCGCATGCACGGTTGCCATGGTCGGCAGGTATGCACTGTCAGACATTGCGAGGTACTTTGCAGTGATATTCTGGGTCTTCTGGTCGGGGAACAGACGGTCGCCGGACAGCTCCGGGCGTGCAATCTTGAAATTCTGACCGAAGTCCAGCAGTTCATCTTTTTTCAGCAGTTCTACAAATTCCATAGGTTATTACTCCTTTACGCTCTGGTGGTTTCCGGTGCGTTAACAAAAACAACGCCGCTCTTTTCGAGGGTGGACTTTGCGCCAGCCTTGGAGCTATCGTCCGCGCTGGGTGCTGCGGGCAGGCGGTTTGCATATACACGGCCAGCAACAATAACAGCAGCTACACGGTCGCCGTTGGTTACGTCCACATCCTCAAACACAATGCCTTCTGCGGTGTTGTCGTTCAGAGGGAAGATAGTGCCCTGCTTAACAACCTTTCGATTGCCATCAGCAGTGCCGAGGGTTGCAGGAATGAGACGGGTCTTGGTAATCAGACCAACTTCGCTTGCGAGGATAGACGGCTTGCGTGCACCGTCAAATTTGTTTACATAAGTGCCCATAGGTTATTTACTCCTTTCCCTTGGGTGCGAACTGTGCGGAATACCGCTGTGCAGCCAGACCGGCAGCACTTACCGCGTGCGGTGCGGGATTCTGAATCGGATTTGCAAACGTCGGAGCAGGTTTTTCGCTCTGAAATGCCGCCGGGTCGGATTCCTGCTGCTTCTTGCAGTAGTCATCAAAACCGGTCAGTACGCCGTCTTTCAGTTCCAGTTTGTTTGCGGTCAGGTCAGCGATAAACGCCTTTTCTGCCGCCTTAGAGGTGAATTTGATGCCCTTTGCGGCGATTCCGGAGCGAACTGCATCCGCATAATCGCGTGCATCAAGTTTGCTCTGGAATTCGGCGGTGTCGGTGTCGTACTTCTTCTGCAGGGTGTCGAGCTTGGTCTTCAAGTCGTCCGCGTCGCCCGCATTCTTCTTCAAGTCCTCAATGTCCTTGTCGCGCTGGGTGAGCTGGTCGCGCAGGTCGGTAACGTCTTTCTTGGCTTCTGCCGCCTGTGACTTGTATTTCTCAACGTCCTTGCCGTTCAGTGCAAAAACCTTATCTGCCTGTTCGTCAGTCAGACCGATTTCTAACAGTTCTTCTTTCTTCATGTGTGTACTCCTTTCAGATTAGGCGTTTTAGGTGGTCGCCGTCACCGATCTGCCTGCACTTTTAGGCTTGCAGGATAGCCAATTTCCGTAGTTTAATGCCGTTGCGGGCATGAAAAAAGCGCCTTGCGGCGCTGGATTCACTTTATCAAAGCGGGTTATGCGATTATCAAAGTCGATTTGCTAACAGTTTGATTATTCCTCTCCCTCTGTTAACTTTTCAGCGTTCGGCATCATTGCCCGAGCTTCTTCCTCGGTTACGCCGTACTTCTTTGCAATGTACAGCTCGCCTCGAATAAGACCGGCAGAAACGTCATTGCGCATATCCGCAAGTTCTTTCTGCTTGCTCTCGGTGTCCTGCACAACGCCGTCTCCCCAATCGCACTGCAAGTCCCAATCACCAGCAGGCGCAAGACCGTAAAGCGTGGCGTAAACGTCCATGCCGTACAGCAGGCCGTTCAGAGCGTGTTCAAGTGCCGCCTGCGTATCCCTCACGGTGACGTACATTGTCTGCTTACTGGATACGATCTCGGTTGCGGTTGCGTTTACCGTCTGAGGGTCGGACAGCGTTCCGAAAGACAAGCCGCAGTTCAGCTCGATCATCTTCAATGTGTCTTGGAAGCCCTTGTATAGTGCATCATTGCGGAATTCCGGCGAAAACTCCTGATAGAAGTCTGCGTTTTCAAACGGCATCCGGCGGAACAGACGGTCACGGAGCAGCGGGTTCGTGTGCAATAGTCCGTGCTCATCTGTAACGCGCTGTGGAATCGCAGAATCGCTCATCAGGATACGGCGTTCGCCGCTTTCATATTCCCACATGAGCCGCTCCCACTGTTGGTCAGCCTGCCGGATTAGGTCAACTGCTGCGCCGCTGTAAAGCGATACACCGAGCGGACTTTCCGGCTCGATGTTGTTTGCAATCGGCACCTTGAAAAAACCGAAAAGCGGGCGTTCTACGTTCTGAATCGTCGTTTCCGGCGCAATCTGTGCCCAGTCCTCTACAGTATTCAGCGGTACTTCCGAGCCGATACTACCGTTCTTGTCGGAGTTGTACGCCTTGTTCTTGATGGTGTACACGCCGCTTTTCAGTTCGTGGTACTCCAATTTGGTATAATATCGGTTCTTTTCTCGCTTGGTATCCGCGAACACTGCCGCTGTGATTTCGCCGTTGCTGTCAACACTGACCGGGTATGCGCTGCCGACTGTGTTAAAGTCCACAAGTACACGGTTCTCCGAGACAAACGGCTTGTAGAAGAAACCGCCGACCGAGAGACCCTTTTCAACGTCAATTCGCATGTGTGGAATCATACCGCGCAGGCTTTCGTTTAAGAACTCTGCTCGTGCGCCGCCATCAACAGTGATGGTGCTTTCAATGGTGGTTGGGCGTGCCACTGCTCGGCAGATAGCCGACGGCAGGCCGCAAGACGTAACATTCCGGTTGCCGTGCTGACCGAGCCACTCGGCATCGTCCATATACATCCGTCGCCACAGGTCAATGTTTGACTGCATCGTGGAATCATAGACCGCCGTTGCCCCTGTCAGTTCTTCAATTTTGTTTGCCGGAATCATTGCTTGCCTCACCGCCTTTATTAACTGCTTCAACCGTTCAAACATTCACAAGCCCCCTTGCTCTAACCTCTCGGCGCACTATCGTCTGGAAGTAATAGCGTGATGCGTCCATATCATGGTCGAATTCCTTGATAACCGCATCTTCGGGGGATTTATCGTCCCACATATACATGCCGAATTCGTCGATTGCTCCGGTGCAGCTTGCATTGTACTGTGCATAACCAGCAGCAAGCAGCGTTCCCATCAGGCGGATACCGTCAAGCACGCTGTTGTCTGCGTCACGCACACGGAATTTACCGTGTCTGCGGATTGTTTCCTTGAACGATGCAGCCGAGGGGTCAATAATGATCGCCTCGATATACTGACCACCAACGAACGTTTCAAGATCGGCGTAGTATTCCTCATCTGTTTTCTGTTTCTTCTCCTTGCGGCTGTCGTGCCGATACGCACGCACGCAAGTTGATTTGCAGGTCATTTCATCAAACCGCCAAAGCTGGAACACGGTCGGGTTAATCGTGCCGTAGTCACAGGACACAAACCAGCGATTGCCGGAACCTTCACCATCCGTAACGTGCAGTTCGGTCGAGAACATAGGATAAACCAGACCCTCTGCAACACGTCGCATACCGAGGATATCACGCTGATACCAGATGCTCTTGCGGTCGTATGTCGCAAGGATTTCTTTCAAGCGTTCATCCGATACGGAAAGGTTGTCTGCAATGGTGAAATGTCCGTAGTTGAAACCGTAGTTTGGGTTCTCCCGCTGCTTCTCCATATGGAAGTTGAGCACGTCTGTGTAGTACGGGTGGTTCTCGCCCTTCGGGTTAAGATCGTGATAAATACCGCGGTCGCCGCTCGTCATGGTACGGTCAAATACTTCCTGCACAAACTTAGGGTGGCACTCGTTTGCCTCGGTGATATACGCAAGGCCGTAAGTGTTGCCCTTGATGTTCTTCTCGTCGCCGTCTTTACGACCACCGGATACAAGCACGATCTTCTCAGCGCCGTTCCGCGTTTTGACGTAGATGCAGTCTCGGTTCTGGTACTTACCTACCCGGCAATTCTGCTTGCCGAAATAGTTAATCATGCCGTAACCGTCGCAGTCGATGATATTAAGCATTGCCGACGCAGTAGAAACGCCTGCAATGAGGTGGAATCTGTTCGGGTGCTTTTCCAATCGAGCGCAGAACGCCGTTGTTTGCAATACGTTCTTACCGCCACGCTTGCCGCCCTCGGCCACGTTGAACCAGCTATGAAGGGATTTATAGAAATAATCCACTTGTTTTTTCGTGAACGGTGCGGGGATATTATCCATCTTCAAAATCCTTTATGTCTCTGTCCGGTGCAGGCTTCATCAGCATATCAACGAGCGGCTGCACGCCGTTGTCGTTGTCGCTTTCCATCGGCGCAGGGGTATCGCTCTGCCCGAGGTACTGCCTACCTAACCAGATCAGCATTTGTATGTTTCCATTTTTCGCCGCGTTAACCTGCCAGTGCCTCAAACGCAAGCGCATCTGTGACACGCCGCGCACATAAGCCGCCCTTACGTCCTTGCGATTCAGAAAGTTTCCTCTCGCAAAGTCCAGAGCGTCCGCAATGTCCGCTTGGGTGTTGCCCTCTGCGGCGAGTTCTTCTACAGCTTCAAGATCAATTACTTTCTTCGGTCTGCCTCTCGGCATTTCCTAACCTCCTTTCACCCAATAGAAAAGCACCGAGACTTTCCCGGTGCTTTGTCTGTTGAGTTGTGTTTGTTTAGGTCGAGGACGAGCGAGCGCCACGAGCGCCAGCCGCACGACGGCCAACCGCTACGCTACGACGGCGCACACCGCCAGAACGACCACGGTTTGCAAGTCTGCCACTACCATAACCACTACCCATGCTTCACACCTCCTTTCAAATATACAAAAAGGACTATCTTTCGCAGATAATCCTTTCCGTTATATTTATTCACCAATGATTTTGCTCAAATATTCTTTTGAGCCTTTGCCGATTCGCGCAAACTTCATATCTTCGGTCTTAATCGGACGCTTGACCGCCCGCGCGAATTCCTTGCCTTCGATATACTTTAGATCGGTATCGAATTCGAGGGATGCGAGAAATTCCTCTTTCTGCGCTCTGCTGGTAAAGCAGATACAACACCAATATTCAGTGTCGCACATATCGCGGAATCGCTTGTTCTCAGCGCCCATGCGCTCACGGAAACCCTTCTCTACGTCTCCCAGCTCATCGAGGCACTCGCTTTCGAGCTGCTCTAATTCAATGTGATCATCTTTTGTTTCCTTAACTTCGTCGTCGTTCCAATATCCCATTACAGTTCGCCCCTCCTGAATAACTCCAACTCTGCCAGCGGGAACCATGTGATAATCTTCTCGTAGTCCCGCGGGAAATTCTCCTTGATCGGCTTCAAGAACCGATAATCAATACCATCGAACGTTCTGCCGAACAGCTTATAGTCTACCGGCAGCCGAACACCGCTTGCATCAAATTCGCGCAGCAGGTCGGCCTTTACCCAGTCGAACACCGGATAGAACCGCTTTGCATTGTGGTTGATCGCTCCATGTGTTTTCATGGCGATACGCCGCATAGGGCTATCTGCCATTCTAACGCCAGTCGCAGTGTATACGCATTCCGGCAGGCGCTTGCATTCGCGGATGATCTCGCCAATTTCGGCATCGTCATATTCTTCGCCGGGCAAATCCAACGCCTCGATCTTGGTTACATGCTCCGGCGACTGGAAGACCAGATTTCGCAGCAGCCGGTACAGTGATCTGTGCGGCAGTCTGTAAATGTGAGTGCCGAAAAAATCCTCATAGTATGCGAGGCTGTTTTCGACGAATTCCAGCCCCGGCACAGTGTAACAATAATACGGGATTACATGCCTGAAATACTTCCTCAACTGCAACCACGCTGCAATGCTGTCCTTACCTGTGGAAAATGCTAAGATCGCGGTATCGCATTCCTCTGCCATAGTACGGCAAAGGCTTTCGCCGCTGCTTGCATCTACTCTATCATACACTACGCTTTGTCCTCCTCTTTGTCTCGCTCCATCTGGCAATCAATCGCACGGGCGATAAAGCCATTCACGCTTTCTCTCCGGCCTTCCACATGGGATTTGATTTCTTCTTTCTTTCCTTTCGGCAGGGTCAAATTAACTCGGTCGTAAGCCTTGTTGATGTACTTATTGGTTGCTTTCTGCTGTGCCTTGCTGGATGGCATATAACAGCACCTCCTAACGATAGCTATTATACGCCTTATATATATTTGTGTAAATATACACAATCCACAAATATACTTGCGCAAATATAGTTATTTTGTCTATTGCTATACTTGCGCAAATATATTATACTATAGTCACAGTAAAGGGAAACACCAAACACCGAAAGGAAGTAATCAATATGTTAACTAACCGAGAAACCAACGCAGCAATCAAGCGCGAACTGAAAGCCGCAGGCTACAACACCAAGTCCTTCAAGGTATCCGTTAAGGATTGCGGATACAGCACCAGCGCACATGTTACGATCAAAGATCCGGCTGTTAAGCGCAGTGACGTTGAGAAGCTGCTCATGCACTGGGACGAGATCGACCGCGACGAGCGCACCGGTGAAATCCTCGCAGGCGGCAACTTTTATATGTTTGTCGATTATGAGTACGGCCTCTTTGATGAGGTATCCGCCAAGTACATCGACGAGGCGGAAAAGGTGCTCAGAAGTTCCGAGGACATCGTAACGGTTCGTCCTGGTCTCCTGTACTATGACTACCGCCTGCACGACAACAAAAGCCGCTGCACCGCCATTGGCGGAGCGAAAGAACTTGCTAAGTACATTTACCTGTATCAGCAGTTCGGCACGATCGGCGCTTAAACGGTTCTCGCGGGTTCACCCTTAAAGCCCGCATCCATAAATTTTAATCAGGAGGCTACACACCATGAACACCATCAAGCACACCGAGTACAAACACAACGGCCGCAACGTTATCCTCGACACCTGCGAACTCACGCCGGGCAAATACGAGACTATGCTCCTGTACCCCAACGGCCACGAGATTGCCTGCCGCACGGCACGCACCGAGGCGGACGCAATCGCAGACTTTGACGCGCTGCTGACCGCCTACCCGGCAGATACCAAGCCCGAAGCACCCAAGCCGCTTACCGGCAAGTACGCCAAGCTCCGCGACGATCTGCGCAAGGTGTACGAGATCGGCAAAGCCGCAGCCGCGCAAGTTGAGGACGGCGGCACCTGCAATTTAGATGCTCCCTCGCTCCTGCTCCCGCGCTGGCAGTCCGCCAAGATTGAGCAAGCTTGCAAGGAGGCCGGATGCGGCTGCTTTGAGTGGAAGTGCTTTAACCGGCGTTGGGTTATCTGCTTCCACATTCCCGGTCAGGCATACAAGCGCGAGACCGCTGCCGAGGTAATGACCAAGGCGCTTGCTGATATGGGCTATGATGCCCTTACCTACTGCGCTATTGACTAACTCCACTCAACCCAATCACCCCGCCCCGGAGGAACGAGGGCAGAAAGGACTTACCATGGTACGCATCACAAAAGCAGAATACGACCGCATCGGCAGCGACTACAAATCCACCTATCAGGATTACCAAGGTAATCACCCAGAATGGGTTGGACGCCGTTGTGCATTTCTTCCCGGATACGGTACTATCTTATTCATTGAGGGTGTCAGCTTCGAAATTGTTTAATCTCCCGCCCGGCTCACGCACCCGCGGCGGAAGATATAAAAAACGCTTGTCACCGCACCGAATCAGCGGTACAATATACATAACAGGAGGTAACAACAATGACCCTTACCAAAGAGCAGCGCGACCGTATCGCCGCAGTCGCGGAAGAATATGATTTTGATTACGCATGCATCGCAGTCCGCAAGCAGGAAGAGCCCTTCGCGCTCGGTGAGATCGACCACGTTTCCCACATCTGGGACAACGGCGAGGACACCGGCGAGGAACTCAACGGATTATGCGGTATCAAGGTAAACGCGCTGGATGATTCCGCGCGCTATAACGGTGACTATTTCGGTCGCCACATCGCCGTTATCGCGGGTAACTCTTACGAGTACGGCGAGGACGCAGGTGAGGTTATTATTTCCGATCCTGTTGTTATCTCCATCATCGCATAGGGAGGCAATGCCATGCCAACAAGAGCACCCAGAAAATGCATCTCCTGCGGTGGGGTTTTCCTGCCGCAGTACGATGATCAGGTAAAGTGCCCGGATTGCGCCGCAAAAAGCATTAAGTCCACCATGCGCCCGCGCACCTGCCGCCAGTGCGGCAAGGTGTTTGATGGTGGTCCGCGTGCGTGGTACTGCCCGGACTGCCGCGCCGAGCGCCAGCGCGAAGCAAACCGCCGTCAACGCGAGAAAGGCACCGTGCGCCCTCTTGGCTCCACCGACTTGTGCGAGGTATGCGGCAAGCCGTATATCGTCAAGTCAGCACGCCAGCGCTATTGTCCGGACTGCGCCGCCGAGGCGGTCAAAGCCGCCGATAACGCCCAGGGCCGCGCCTATATGGAGGACTACCGCAAGGAGCGCATCCGCCACACCGACCGATTTTGTAAGGTCTGCGGCGCTGAAATTCCGCCAGACAGCCCGGAAAAGTATTACTGTTCCGATGCCTGCCGCCAGAAAGCCAAACAGGAGAGCCAGCGCAAGACGGACAGCAAGCGCGGTATAACCGCCGCCCCGCCGAAGTTCGTTCCCTTTCCCAAGATCGTGGAAGCACATGCTGTCGGCTATGTTCTCCCGCCGCTGTTGCAAGCCGACGGACCATTTGAGATCGTAGAGCGCTATCGCAATGAGGACGGAGAAACCCGTTTCCGCGCACGCTGCAAAAAGTGTGGCCGCGTGATTGACCGCTCTCAAGTGTACTTTTACTCGTCCGAGGTAAAATCATGCGGTTGCGAAAGAAACCTGCACATAGGCGCAGGTAAAGCCATTTCGGCGGCGCACGCCAAAATACCGCACATCTGCATGATGTGCGGAGAGCATTTCACCGGCGGCGCGCGGTCTAAATACTGTCCTGCTTGCCGTAAAAAGCATGTAGCCGAGTTGAGCAGAGACTACTTCCGCCGTAAAGCCGGCTGGACCGAAGAAGAAATCCGTCTCGGCCACAGAATTAAATAGCATGACAAACCCCGCTCACCAAAGCCATAAGGTGAGCGGGGTTTCCCATTATACGACTGTTTCGGTTTTGCAGGACTCGCACCTGCTTTCAGCAACTATGCAAACCGGTATACCTCCACAGGGAGGTATGGGCGCTATCGTCGCGTCTGTACGTCGGGCTTTTACCGAGGCTTGCGCCGCTGTCCAGAACGGTTGTATGAAATCCAGAAAGGTAATAACCTCACTTTCGCAAGTTTACTTGTGTTTCCGTCCTGATGATTAGGTATGCTTACAAGAGATAAGCAGCTGGTGCTCTTTCGCGGCGTGTACTTAGCCGCCCGAAAGCGCCGTATCGGCTTTGTAACTTTGTTAGCAAACTGGTGTTTTGCTCTCGGCTCACTAAGTCCGTGTGAGTGCTTATCCAGTAGCACTCTCCCTCTCATTATGGGCTGTTCGGCGTTGCTCTCCGTCGTGTCGCAGTTGCTATCGGTCTGTAATCCGGCTGATTTCCTCGTAAGGTTACAGCGGGGAGCGACCCCGGTTGCGGCGTGCCTGCAAGCACCCGCGAAACTCTGCCGAACTGTTGCAGCAGTCCAGCATTGTTCGGAAACAGTGCTCGTCTTTCCGAGCTGTCAGAATATTATCGTCCTCGTTGGAGGCGTTGTGCTCCCTCCGCCTCATGCAGCTTCGGGAACAGATTGCCTTGCACGTCGTCCACCATGCAAGGCTTGCCAAAGTCCGCCACGTTGCCCTTGGCTAAAAAGATTCCATGCGTTACCCGTCCGGCCTCGCGCAGCCATCCGGGCATGTTTGCGGTGCCTGTCGCCCGTAGGCACCGCATTCCATTCTCATTGTAGCGTAAATGTTATTGCTCCGTCACCCTCATGCAGGCTTTGGAGCATATCGGCGTGCCGCGCAAAAGACACGCCGAAAGAATAGAAAGGATAATCAATGCCTTCGTTCCGCGAAAGGCGTTTTGCTCCTCTGCCCTCATGCAGACTTTGGAGCAGGTCAGCGGCAGGTCTCCCCACCGCTTTAAGTAGGTATTTGGGGTTAAACAGAAAGGCTTGTCACCCGTCAGCCCTCACGCAGGCTTCCGGGCGTGTGCCCGCCTTTCGGCGGGCTGAAAGCGGAGGAACGAAACTCCGTGATTCCGCCCTTTAGGGCTTTTATCACGATATCATTATACCACCATTCTTTGTAGTATTGTGTAGCCCGTTTTCCACAGCTTTATGCACAGCCTGTGCGTATATGTTCTACCGCCCGCAACGCCCGCGCGTGCATCTTTCCACGAACGTGCACTTCGTTGTAATTCATTTTCTCGGCGGTTTCTCTCCACGTCCGACCGTTTACATAGTGTTCGATCAGCAGCGCCCGCAGCGCCGCATCCTGTACCTTAGCCGTTGTGCTGATAATCTCGGCCTTAATCAGTGCAAGCCGTTCCTGCTCTCGCTGTATCTTCTCGGACAGGGCAAGATACGCATCCGCCTTGTTTGCGGTCACGTCACCGCCGCCGCCCGGCGTGTCCTTGATCGTCGCCGTTGCGCTTGTCGCCCGCGTCCATGCCCTTACTCGTGCTTCTTCCAGTGCAGAGATTGATTTTTCAAGGTCAATCCCTCGTCTGAGCCATTCTTTAGTCGTCGTGTGCCACTACCTCCTCCATACCGCACTGTGTATATCGCCTACGACGGCTGATTCTCGCCGCCTTGCGGACGCAACCCACACCCGGTTCACATCCGCGCGATTTCCCCGTGTCGATCAAATAATGACACGCCCTGCGTCGCCGGTATTCGATATGGGTTGACTTTCTTTTTCTTCGCCATTTCCGTACCTCCAAAGCAAATAGCGATTGATTTCTTTCAGGTATTTTCGCATTTCCGGACTATACATCATCCGTCCAGCCACCTGTTTTCCAGTGCACAGAAACCATATACCGTGCCACCGGTCAGAGCAATCCATAATACACCGAACAAGATGATAGCAATATTACCTTGTCTTATAGCAAGGTTTACAATCGCCTGTGGTTCTGCGTCCGTATAAAACCTGTTGTTGTCTGCAACCATATGATCTTTAATTTGCGTATGTATACTGCCAACCATATTTGCATCCACAACTTCGTAATAATGCCGCACAAGCCTGCTGTCATAGATTGTATCGCCCTGTTGGTGCGCTGTAACGGAAAACTTATCCGCCGGGAACGATACGCCCATGAATGTAAATGTTTCTGTGCTTTCTTCCTTCCGGTCAATCTCGTCCCACGTCCAATATACCTCGGTGCGGCTGTACGTATGTCCCTTGCCATCGGTATAGGTTACAACGCGCGTGTGCCGGGTGTATTGTTCTGTGATTTTGGTTAAGATTGCATATTTTCCGTCTAAATCATCTGCCGAAACAGGCTGTTCCGCAACCAGTTTTCCGTAAGCAATCACATTTCCAAAGTCGGTATCCAGCGCATATTGAAACTGCTGATCATCTGTGATCTGCGTTGCCGTGGTAAATTTCTCGTTTGTCTCAGCGATATGGTCGCTGATTTTGCTACCGAGCAGAAATCCCAGTTCCACCATAACAAACACGATTGCAACGCTGAACGCAATCTCACGAGGCTTAATCTCCATCGCCGCCACCGAACAGGTTCTGCGGAGCATCTTCCGGTGCATCGTAGTCCGTGTATGTCGTGTCGATTGCCTGATAGTTCATTACCCTCAACAGAAAACCGGTCGGGAAGGACCTTACCAGTTTATTGTATGCCCGTACCTGCTGATTGTAGTTGTTGCGGTACTGTGCAATCTGGTTCTCGGTCAGCGCAAGCTCGGTCATGAGCTGCTTGTAATTTTCGTTTGCCTTGAGTTCCGGGTACTGCTCTGCAACGGCGTTCAACGCAACCTGCGCTTGTTCGACCTTGCCGGACGCGGCAGCAGTGCGAGCCTGCGTAATCTTTGTCAGTGTATCGCCCTCGTAATTCTGATAGGACTTTACTGCGTCCACCAGATTGTAAACGAGATCAACACGGCGTTTTTCCACCACCTGCACATCGGCTGCCGCCGAATTTACCTGTTCTTCTGCTGATACTGCGCGGTTATTAGCCGACACAAATGCAGCAGCAATCATGAGTACCAGTGCTGCCACGATAGACATAACGATTAAAGCAATTTTTTTCATTTCATTCCTCTCTTTCCAACATATCAAGGTACTTTCTCGCCATCGCCGCCACCTGTATAGCCTCGCAAGCGGCGGCTTCGGCGTACTGCCCAACCAGTGCCACCTGCAGCGACGTTGGGATACCGTCACGGATTCGGCGCCAGAGCTGCTTCATTGACATTTCGATACTGTCGCATTCTTCCCGCAGTTCCTCGGCTTCCTCCGTAATGATTGCCCATCCCTCGTGCTCCGAGTGGAACTGCGGAAAACGCTCATTTGCGCTTTCCAGTTCCTTTTCAACGAGCATCTTTACGTCTTCACTTACTGCATTCATTATTTTTCTTCCTTTCAAACACAAATCATCGGCGGGTGCGGAATCTCCGTATCTACCGGTCTCCACAAGTGCAGGCAGTACGGATGGTTATTGATGTACTCCGACTTAGGCGGGTGGAATTGCATAACGCGCTCATCCTCGCCAAAAAACATATCCTTAATCGCGCACATCTCGTCCCACGTCGGGCAGCACTTGCGCTGTGCCGAGCCGGGTGAAACGCTAACGTGCTCCCATCCCATGCCGTTGCTTGCGATCACCCGGAACGACTTGCCGCCGACATACACCTTGAAAACACCGTTTCCGCTGTCGCCGGTGCAGCCGTAAAACTCGCGTTCTCTGTCTTTCAGCCGGAACTTGTCCAGCTTGTGCAGGTCAATCATTCTGTACACCTCCATAATGTTCTACAATATACTGGTTCGCCGTGGTTTCCGGCGCGGTTTTCCATGCAATCAAGTTCGCTGAATCCGCAATCAGCAAGAACGCGCCAAACATCAGCGAAACCACAGCCAGCAAACCCCACACGGTATCATCGCGGATAAATCCTAAAACCGTTGAAATGATTGCAAAAATTGTAAACAGCACGCCTAAAACAACCCACACAGTCGCCTTTGTTGCGCCATTTGCAATAACCTCCTGCACCAGTGTTTCCGGTGCAACGCCCGTCTGGGCGGCGATTTCAGAGATGGTCATTCTTCCACCGCCTCATACGTCTTTGCGAACACATCAGGTTTACACGGGTAGTATTCGCCGTTTACGCCCTTGATGATGTAGTCGCCGACAGATGCGTAAAGCATTCCCTCAAGAGTGCGTATCATCAAGTCGTAAGCAATAACCAAGCCGTCCGCGCGCTGCTTTTTAGCAGTAAAAAGCGCACTGTGAGTGCAGAAAGCACGGATTTCCTCTCGGTTCTCGCCTGTCCACCGGACTGCCTCAATCACAACAGGTTTCTTTCTGTACTTCATTCCGTTACTCCCTCGCATTCCGCCCCGCAGGCCGCATATCCTGCAAGGTCGATAAAGCTGTCTCGCGTGCCCGAACCGCCTGCAATACGCGCAATCTTGAGCAGCGCCATCATCATAGCAACGTCGGTCGCGTCGATATACACACCGCCCGCCTCATCCACGCACGCGCGCCTGAGGTATGTTTCCCAAAGTTCTGCGATCGTCTCAAAATTATCCTCCGGCGTGCCGTAGTCCTGCTCGCGCTGTCCGCATACGCACTTCTCCGCCGCGTGCAGGATGTCCGCACGGGTCAGCCTGCGCTTCACGTCCTCGCTGTTTTCCTCGACTGTCTCGGCAACGGTGGGCGTATCGTCCTCGCTGTGCTTTGCTACAACCTCTCCGATAGTCGGCTCGTCGATTACTTCAAAGCCCATCAAATCAGCAAGGTCTTTTGCTTCGTTGCCGCATGTATATTTCACGGCATCGCATATAGAGCAAAAAGAGCATTCAGCGGTCTTGCAATACTCAAAAATTGCTTCCGCAAGGTCGAATACCTTCCCGTCTTTCTTAAACTTCATCGTCTTCCTCCTGTGTCATTCTCTCAACGGCTTTCTTCACGCCTACCATAATCAAGCACCACTCACCCACCGTTAAATACGCAGCTATATCGCGCACCGCTGTAACAGCGTCACGCGCCATTTTCGGTTCAATCGGCTTGTCCATGTCGGCTTTGGTGATTTCACGCATTGTCCGCCCTCCTGTTCCATGCTTCAACAGCTTCTTCGTATCTATCCCTGTTGGTAACAGGTGCTATATATTCTGCTCGTGAAATTACACTGTTCTGCCGAAAATAAATTCCGCATTTTTCACAACCGACACGACATTCGATGGTGAAAATAGGCATACTCACCATATACAGATAGTTCGCTTTGCGTTCACAAGAAGCGGATGCCTCTCCCCCGCAGAACGGACAAGGTTTTAATTCAGTCATTGTCAGCCCTCCTGTTCCACGCTTCTTTTGCCTTTGGATGGGTGTTATAGCAAGGGATTTGTGCGTGACACTTCTCGCAAATGATATAAGGTCTAAAATATAGGTATTCCACCGAGATTCTGTTGCTCCCGCAGAACGGGCAAGGTTTCAGTTCAGCCATTGTTAGCACCTTCCTTTTTCAAAGCGTATTCTCTTAAATCACCGAATCCATATTCATCGCCGTATTTCAGCGAAGCGGTAATTTCTTGGCAAGTAGGACAAAGATAACAACTCCACAGGCCGTTATCAATTACACAACTGCGTTCCATCGAAGTTCCACTGGGAAATTTTCGACCGCAGCCAAAGCACACATGGTCTTTCCGTGTTTTAACGGTTTTCTGCCCAATCACCTCAGCCATTGTCTGCATCTCCGTCCATATTCTTCATAATGCTTTGTACGATTGTCTCAATCAAACAGCGCTCATCAGCAGAGAAAAGTGACAGATCGCACGTTGTCTCAATCGGATCAAACATCTTTGCACAGATTAACCCGGCCGCCAAATGCTTGTTTTCTAAATCCATTGTCCGCCTCTCCTCAATTTTTGCACGGAGAACAAAACAATCTATCAATCCAAGATACTTTTCCGTCACCATAAGTAGCGCATTTCTTCGACTGACAAGTTCCATTCTCTTTGTTGAAATAGATGCAGTCTTTACACGGATTCCGCATTATTCTGCACCTCCGTCCATCTTCGCCGCCTCTACAAACCCAAGAACCGCATCCACAATCGCCTTGTCAATTCGCGCCTGCAAACTGCATTTGTTTTCGCAAACAACAGGCATTTCAGATAGGCTCTTGTTATAATAAGCCGTCTTGCGGACAACCCACTTGCCGTTCCAAAAATCAATAGAGTATCCACTGGATTTTGCCGCCTCCATCTTTGCTGACTTTGCAGTACCGGTTTTCACAAAGTAGCTTTCTCTCGTCACCCACGGATTTTGGTATATCTTCATTCCGCACCGTCCATCTTCGCACCGCAATGGCAATACGGCTGTCGTCTACTCTCTACTCTGCCGCAACGTGATCATCGGTAGTATCGTTCCGGCATGATATGGTCGCCGTCCAAGAATGAAATCCACTTTCCATGCACCACCGGCACAACATCGGCGGCAGGTACAGCGTTAATCGCTTCTTCGATTTCTTCCCACTCGCTCTGGAACAGTTCGATAGGGGCGTTTTCTACCGCTTTAATCGCGGCCTTTTTCGTGATGTATTCAGCCATCGTTTTCCTCCTGTCTCGCAATAACCTTTACGGCGCATTCTCCGCGTTCTGTGGAATACCACGCGCAGTTCTCGTGCACACACTCGGCAGAAAATCTTTTATCCTTGTCTGCCAGCGAGAATGGGCAAATTTCCTTTGTCCTGTTCGACCAATTACTCCGGTTTTCACTCCACATCGTTTTCCTCTTCGCCATCCTTAATCGTCACGCGAAGTTCAACTACTCGACCATCTTTGAGCGTCCATTCCCATCCGCTTGATGACGCTTTAGAGCAATCAAAACCACCAAGCAGTTCCATCACCATATGGTCACGAACAGCTTCAATCGCTTCTTCAGTAACGTCTGATTTATTACGCCACAAGGATTTGTTCTTTGGCTCAAGCGTTCCTGCGTAAATACCGAAAGCGCCACAGCCAACATGATATTCAGCCATCGTTTTCCTCCCATTCCTCGCACCGATCATTCTCCGGCGCAGCCCTCAAAACTGCTTCCTCAACCATTCACACCACACCTTCCAATCCAATCTGTACCGTTTCCGGCTCTTTCAGCATCTTTTCCACCGCATCGCGGTAAAACTCCTTGCAGATTTCAAATCCGTAACTATCGCGCCCCAGCTCCCGCGCCGCTCTGAGTGTCGAACCGCTTCCGGCGCATGGGTCAATCACCACATCGCCCGGGTCTGTGAAAATCTCAATCAGCTTTTTCAGCAGCTTCACCGGCTTCTGTGTCGGGTGCAGCTTTGGTACTTCTCTACCGTCTCGTTCCCAGTCGATATGGTCAAACACCATCTTGCCGCTTCCACGAACGACCTTGCCGTTCTCGTCATACCGCCTGCCGTTGTTGAACTTCGGCAGCTTGTCCCGGTACAGTACAACCGCAAACTCAGTTGCGCCTACAATCCGCATATTCGCTTTAAGCACCTGTGCGGAATACGGCTTCGTGAAAAACAGTGGATAGCTGTTCTTGAACCCGTACCGTCTGCCATACTCCATCACCGTCTGCATCTGGTCGAACGCGCAGAATACGATCATCGCCGGTGCAGCGTTGCGTTTCTTTGGCTCTTTCTTCAAAAGCCGGTTGCAGAAGTGCATATATTCGGCAATCTTGAAATATCCGTCCGTGCGGAAAAAGCTGCTTTTCGCCTTTGCGCTTTCTCCGTTCTTGTTGTCGCCGCCGACATACCACATTGGATTGCTTCCGTATGCGTCCGCGCCGATGTTATACGGAATATCCGCAATCACAAGCTGTGCTTTCGGAATTCCGTAACGCTTGTAGTTCTGGAAATTATCGCAGAACAACTCGCATTTAACCTGTTTCATCCTCATCCGCTCCCAAAATCTCAACCACAATCCGCGGATTCTTCGCATCCACCTCAAAGTGATCTTCAAATCCTCGGATATTCTTCCATCCGTCGTTCGACAGATACCTTGCTTTCACCAGCGCATCCTGAATAACCTTGCGCCCAAACGCGCAAATATTATCCTTATCCCTCCTCCGGTCTTTCTCGTACCAGCGATAGATCATATACACCGGTTCTTCAAACTCCACGTTGCCGAGCTGCCGTGCCGCGTGCATCACGACGGTTTCGCACTTCTTCTTGAGCTGTGCGCCTAAGTACCGGTTGCGCCGTTCCGCCTCGATCAGCTCATTCAGTCCCGGCAGCGGCCCTTTGATTACAAACTTCACTTCTCACCTCTGCTTGCTTTCACTCGTGCCGCCCACTCATTTTCCCAGTCACTGGCGGCGGGCGCACCTTTAAACATCGGCGCATCCGTTTTGGTTTTCTTCGGCTTGTCTCCGATTCTGTCCCAAATGATACCCTTCCAACCTTGCGACATACTCAGCCGGATAACCTCGGCTACTGCCTGTTCTCCGTGCTGCTTTACGCGGTTCTCAATCATCGTGAGAAGGTTTCTGAGACCAGTTGGCTCGTATGCATCCCTGCGCTCCTTCTTGTATCTAATCCAATCTTGAACCGCCGAACATACCGGTTCCGAAAATCGTTCCGTTAGGTCGAGTTTCTTATCGGCTTCTTGGGTCTTGGGTTTCGACTTAGACTTCGGCGGACATTTTGCCGGTGTCGTCACTTCATCGCGTTCGGTGCTCTGGTACTCGTCGTACTTGCTAACCGTGATAACTGTATAGTGCCGATTGGTTTCCACCGTGATTTCGCCGGTCTTTTTCAGTTTACCGAGCGCCGTCCGTACCTGCTGCACAGACAGTCCGCTTTCCGCCGAGAGTGCCGCGTAACTGGTCGCAAACGCACCGCGTGGAATCTCTATGCCCTGCCACTCACAATCCTTGTAATTGGCTCTCAGCAGGACGTGCAGCCATAGCTTGCAGGTGGGGAGGTCTTTGTACCATCCCCACTCTGTAAGTGCACGGTGCAGCTTAATGTGCCCGTTCATTTCCCATCACCTCAGAACGGAACGTCCGAATCCTCCTCCGGCATATCCGCAAAATCGCTGTTCTCCTTCGGCTTGCCCTCGTTCTTGCCTCCGCAGAAGTCGATGCTTTCGCACTGCACTTCCCACGAGCGGCGCTTATTGCCGTTCTTGTCCTGCCAGTCGCGGCTTTCCAAACGGCCGGATACAATGCACATATCGCCCTTGTGGAACCATGTGCTTGCGTGCTCTGCCAGCTTACCCCACAATACGATAGAGCAAAAGTCGCTCTGATATTCCCCGTTGTTATTCTTTCGGCTGCGTTGTACTGCGAGCGTTCCGCCTGACACAGCAGTACCCGACTGCGTGTGCCGCAATTCGAGATCATCAGTCAATCTGCCTTGTAAAATAATCTTGTTAAGCACTTGTATTCCTCCATTTGTTGTAATTTTTCAAATTGTTGTGAAGTTTTGCATGCTCTGCCCTTGTCAGTACAGCAATGTTTTCCGGATTGTTGTTTGTTTTATTTCCGTCAATGTGATGCACAATATCAGAAGATTTTAGCTTTCTTCCGTATTTCTGCTCAGCAACAAGTCTGTGTTCCAGAACAAAACCATGTTTATCCGCCAAATGGCTGTCCGGCCGATATATGAGAATGTATCCGCCCGAATGTTTCTTCCTTCCTCCTGACCAGTGATAATTTTTATCCCCGGACATCGCATCTCTCAGCTTCTGTTTGGTTTTGTCTGACATCTTGCGTCCATATGACGGACACAAGCTCCCCGTTTTCCCGATGTTCGGATGTTTATGATTTTTCCACAGAAACTTCACGCTCTCAATTCTCGTGGGAACACGCATGCCTGCTTTTTTCATCTCTCTTGAGAGCTTTTTTCGTTCAATTCCGATCTCGTCCTCAAGCATTCGCAAGCTCGCGCCTTCTGCAATTCGGGTCTCGATGTATTCCCGATATTTTTCTAAATCAACTTTCATCTCCCTGTCTCCTTGGTATACTTCTGGTTTTCCTCGCTCCACATGGGATAGAGGCTTTGCAGGTATTCCCGCATTTCCCGCTTGATTTCCTTTCCGTCGCCCTGGTCCATTTCCCGGTGACACTCCGGGCACAGCATCACAAGATTTGTCGGGATACCCATGCCTCCGCGTGCTCTTGATACAAAATGGCACGCTTGCAGCACACCGCCTTTCCCGCAGTGACGGCAAATGCCGCCGTCCCGGTCAAAGCATTCCTTCCATACCGCCGGTGAGATACCGGTAAACCGTGTCTGTCTCCTCATACCTCGCGTTCCTCCGGCTTCCACTTACTCAGCCAGCCGATCACCGTGCTTTCCGGCTCGGTCTCAATGCCCTGCTCCTTGCAGTCCTGCACGATCAGGTTGATAAGCCGTCCCATCTGCAACGTGTTGTAGGTGGATGAGCCGTAGTAACACAGCAGATAACCGCCATTGCAATCCTGCGTCACCCATCCGAGGCCTTGCTTGCTCCACAGGTCAGCGATAAAGTCTCTCTGCTGACCGTTGACATACGGCACAAGTCGGTAATTGTCCCCGATTTCCGGGATGTACTGCCGGTACACTTCCTCCCGCTTGATTCCCAGCTTTGCAGCCAGTTTTGACATCATTTGCCAAGCATAGGCATTTGCCCGCCCGGAACGCTTGTCGTACTTCTTCTTCACCTCGGCGGTATAGGTCTTGCCCTCTTTGAGCTGTTCGCACTCCACCCGCGCCATCGGCGCATTCTTGATGTGCAGGCAAAGCCAGTTTCCGAGATCGTTATGCACTACCTGTGCATGGTCGAATTCATGCGTCATTCTGCACCGCCTTGTGCTGTTCTGCCTTGATCGCGTTCCACTTCGGTTCAAGCTCCAAAATCGCAGCATTCATCTTTACAATGTCGTTTTCGTCCTTCTGGTACTGCTCACGCCACAGCTTCGACGACGCATCTGCATCTTTACCGCTGATATCGTAAAGCAACTGCTTTACTTTTTTCGCTTTAATCTGAACCGCTGTCTGCTTATCATTGCGTTCCACAGGCTTTGACTGCGGCGCAATCTCCGCATCCGGGTCATCCATCTTTGTTGTAATTTCTTCCATTTCCTCGGTCGGAATGCAGAACACTTGAACGCAGGCATACTTGAACGCAATGCTCATAGCCTTGTTGGTTGCCTTGTCGCCGCTGTCCATGCCCTCTCCGATTACAACGCACTGTACATTGCTACCATCCTTGGCATAGAACGTATACCGCACCGTGCAGACCGAGTAAATCAGATTGCCGCCTCGGTTCGTCTGCCGCTCCTCGCGCTTCTGGTCGATGATCTCCGGCACAACAAATAATCCGTGCTGCACCATAACCGGCTGCAAAGCGTTCATCACATCGTCAACGCCGCGATACTTGAAGCCCTGCTGTGCGTTTTTCTTTTCTTTGCCGATTACGCCAATATCGGACATAACGCCGATAATCGCCTGATAGATTTCCGCCATATCACTTCACCTGCAAATTCATGTTTTCTACCAGCTCCGCGCCCGGTACGGCCTCACCGGATTTCAGCAGCTTGCCGATTGCCGTCTTGTCCGGCTTACGGTCGATAACCACCTTGCACAGGTCGTCCGGAACCATTACGTCGCTCGTAATGTTCACCTGCATACTCTTGCGGAACGACAGCGCCGCCTTGGCCGTGCTGATCTTGTCTTTGCCTACAGCAAGCATACTGTCCGCAAGGTGCTGCTTCATGTGCTCCATGCGCTTCTTGGTGGCATCCTCTCGCGCCTTTAGATTGTCCCGCTCGTTTTTGAGTGCCTTAACCTCTGCGTCAAGGTTCTTGATGGTGACTGCATACGCCTCGGCCTTGTCCTCAAACGCCGCGTCCAGACCGTCTACAGCCTCAAAGCCGCTGACCTCGCCGGTCTCAGGGTCTACCGTGATTGCCTGCATTGCAGTCGCAAATTCCTGCGTCAATTCGTATAAATTCATGGTTCGTCCTCCTGTTCAAAGTCCTGCACAGCAATCCGTAAATCAAGCAAGAAGTTCTTAATCTCGATGCTGAACAGGTGTTTATAATCTTCCAGATACAGGCCAATCGCTGTTTCCGCCTCGCGCATATCCTGCAACCGGTTAAGCCGCTCCTGATCTGCCCTCTCCGGCGGCTCTAACGCCCGCTCGGGGCATCCGGTGATAGTATCACGCATTGTTTACCGCCTCCATCGCCCGGATTACTTCGCTTTCGGGCACTTCTTCCAGTCCCTCATACCATACGTTTTCTCCGGTGCTCTTGTAGCGGTGAAAGCGGCGGTCAACCTGATACGTTCCGTTTGCACTTTTGCTCATGATCCATACCGAGCAGGTAGTGTTACCGATCTTTACCTCGGTGATCTTGCCTTCCGGCTTTTCCTCCAAGCTGAGGTTCATCAGCTTGCGCAGTGTTTCCTTCAACATCTTGCTTTTTCTCCTCTCCAGTGCTATAATCACCGTGTAATGTTTTTGCATGCCGCTGATTGGGTATCCTACCACCCGTCAGCGGCTTTTCTCATTCCTGCAGGTATTCCAGCTCACCGCTGAGCGGTGCGAAACACTGTGGGAACACATTGCCATAAGCATCCCGCAGGAGCAGGAACCGCCATCCCATGCGATCTACTGTCCAGACGCGCTCCATGCACTCAGCGTGCACCGTGATGCGCTGCTGAATCCATTTCAGCTCATCCAGTGAACAAACCTCGTTGTCCCTGAAATCTAAGCCGTCCTTCTTCCGCGGTGCAAACCGCAGCACCCGCGCCGTGTCAATCGGCGTACCATTGATTTTCACAATCATGTTATCACCTCCACTCCGTCCAGAAACAACCATCACCGATGCCGCAAGTACGGCTCATGAGAACCGGCTCGCCGTCATCGCCCTCGAAGATTTTGTCCTCGAAAGAATATTCCGGCTTGTCCTCGGTGCCGAACCATCCCTCGCCCTCGCAGGTTTCCGGGTTGTACTGGGTGAAGTACCAGCCTAACCCCTGCGGGACTTCTCGCTTGTCCCAGTCCGGCAAGCTAAACTGTCGGAAATATTCGTGCTTTGTCATTTTCGTTCCTCCGTTCTCATGCTGATCGTCTTCGCGCTCTCGCGCATCTGCAAGCCGTACTTAGCCGCGTGCATCGCCTTGCCGATAACCCGGCGCTGCATGTCTTTGACTTTCAGCGTCTTGCGTCTTGCTTCCGTCATATCCTGTTTTCTCCCCTCAGCGATAACGACCGCGATATCTCTGCCGGTGTTCATAGGCCGCAAGCAACACGCTTGCCCTTGCGGCTACAAATCCGACTGCCAGTAGCGCCAGCATGATAGCCGCACCGCTGAACAGGTCAATGCGGCCATTCTCAGTCATGCCACCAGAGAGCAGGACACCGAGAAAACACATTCCTGCAAGCCAGCCACAGCGTTTGTAGGTCATTTTCAATCCCCTTTCGCAGTTTCTTGTAACCCTCGAACGTAGTGAGAGGGTTATTCTTTTCTTTCTTTCTTAGAGAGTTAAATTTATATATATTCGACCGTAGGGAGAATATATATATACTTCTTTTCTTTCTTTGTTACTTTCTTTCTTACGCCTCGGTGTGTTGATGGTTTGTTATCGGTCTGTTATCGGTCTGTTGATTGTGTGTTATCTGTGTGTTGATGGTCTGTTGTTAGAGTGTTAAGCAGACGCTTCCGCCTGCACCAATCGGTTAGCCACATCGGCCACATGATAGCGACCGCCAGTTAAACGCGGAACACCATCTAAATACCTCTGCACGGTACGATAACTAACGCCAAACCAGTCTTTTAACTGTTTTGTGGTAATATATTCGCACCCTGCGAACGTGCGTAAACGGCCTTCAACCGTGCGCCTACGGTTGCTTAATTCCGTTGCTGTCATTCGTTCAACCCTCCGCTTTCTGTGTGTTATTGGTGTGTTGATGGTTTGTTATCGGTCTGTTGCTTAGTGTGTTGATGGTGTGTTATCACTCATCATCGTCGTTGCCACAACGCAGCATCGCACACACAATAAGCAGCGCCATTTCTACGCCCAGTGTCGCCAGCACTCCGGCGACAAAAGGTGGAATATACATCGGTATCACCTCCGCTTGTTCGCCCCTTCCCGACCGTGGTATAATAGCCGGGAAAGGAGGTGTTGGTATGATACACTTAGGTTCTGAACTTCGCCGTATCGATCAAGAAGCCGAATTAGAATTCCGTGATTCTATGCAGAACCAGTTGGAAGAAACCAACCGAAAACTGCAAACGCAAATCGATGATGCCCGCACAGAAGCAACGGCCGCTTCGCGTGAAGCAATGATTGCTCGTGTTCTTGCTATTGCTTCGCTGATTGTCTCGGTTATCGCCTTATTTAAGTAAATCGAAAACCTTACATATCAATACGCAAGTAGAGAACCCCAGCGAGAAGCCGGACAGTGCTATACCAAAGCTGCCTGACATGAAAATCTCTTTGACTTTCTTCATTGCCGTTCACCTCCGCTTGTACCACTTGTGCATCAGCACAACCAGCACAACCAGAATAACCATTGTTGCGATGTTAAGCGACATCAGTACCGGATCCATTGCTCTCACCTCCGCTTATGCGCTCTCGTTGTCGTGGCGGTCGATACCGAGCAGGTAATCAACCGAGCAGTTAAACAGCTGCGCAAGCGCCACAAGTTGCGAACACGGAACATCCGTCCGGCCGTCCTGCCAGTTCGCGTAGGTCTTTCTGCTGATATTGATCTGCTTAACAAGTTCTTCTTTAGTCCAGCCTTTACGACCTCGCTCTGCTTCAATGTTTGGGAATTTCATTTTTCTCACCTCCTATATTCGCATTTTGCGAACATCATGGTTATAGTATATTCTCATTACGCGAATATGTCAAGTGGTTTGCGGAAAATAATTTACTCATTTTGCGAATATTTCTTATTGACAGTGCACGCGTAGCAGATATATAATATAGGCAAGCAGAGAGGAGTGATGAAATGATATTCGACCGAATAAAAGAATTGCGAGAAGGAACCGGAATGAGTGCGCGAAAGTTCGCAGAAAGCATCGGAATAAAGTACACAACCTATTACGGGTACGAAACCGGAACCAGAGAACCCGGTTCCGACACTGTAACTGCACTATGCAATTATTTCGGTTGCACCGCAGATTACTTGCTCGGTCTTTCGAACGACCCTAACGGGCATCGACCAGAAAAAGAAAAAGCCCCTGCCCCGGCCAAAGCCGAAACAGGGGAAATCACAAGAGAGATGTCTATTGAGTTGTTAAAGGCTCTCGGATTGCTCGACCAGTCCGGCAACCTTTCCGACGATGATCTCGCGTTTCTTGCGCACATCGTCGGATTGCTCGAATGGCGTTTCGGCGATCATTCGTAGCGCATTGTATATGCGCAGCGGGTTTGTGCATGAATTGAGCATTGCGGTAAAACGGTCGATGTTGTCCATGATGTTTGGTTCCTGCCTTTCCTGTTGTATACTCCTATGATATTACCTTAAAATGGAAATATCAATAAGAACCGTTCGCCTTTATCTGACATATAGTATAGCGAACGTTTGTTCGATTTTCAAGAGGACGCAAACAGCCTTGTTGCAAAGTCCAATAAACAGGACTTTTGGTTGAGCGTTGTTTTACACGAGCAGGTCGCGGAAGCGCTGCACGGCGCGATCGTTGTACTTGAATACATCGACTTCCTTTGCCGAGTACGGAGACTTGTCGTGGTACCATGCACCGTATTCGTCGGTTTTCATGCCGTATGTGTTGGCAAGATTACCGATGGCCTGCTTGCTCACGCCGAACATCTTGCCGATCTCTGTAGCAGAGTAATGATGCTGGGTGGTCTGCGGCAGCGGGATAACCTCACGGCCTGCGAGCACCGTGCTTGCGTAGCTTGCGCATACCTGACGGTAAGTATCCGACTTTACCTGCGCGGAGATACGCAGCCACAACGACGCTTCACGGGCGCGGCTGTTGCGCTCCATAATGTCAAGGCGGTTCTGCTGTGCCGGTGTGATCTTGTATTCGCCGGTCTTGCGGATGGACGGAAGAACCTCGGAAGTAACCCAGTGTTTGAATTTCTTCGCCGTTGGCAGCTTGCTGGACAGGATAAGGCTGTACAGACCGCTTTCGTTGATGATGGTAACAGGCTGCTTGCCACCGGGGGTTGTCATTTCAACCACCCCTTTGTCTTCGTTATCAATGTGCTTGCGAACCGCCTGTGCGGTATCGGAATAACCGAGAATGTCCGCTACGTCCTTGCCGACGAACCACGGTTCGCCGTTCTTCTCGATGGTGCGTACCTGCTGTTCTTCGTACTTGAATGCAACGATGTTGTTTTTCATGTGTCTGCTCCTTTCGAGTGGTATGGTTACTTACAGTAATTCCTTTGCGGCCTGTACCCCAGCCTTTAAGCCAAGGGTAAATGCATCGCTTTCAAACTTCTGCGTGCAATCGGCCATCATGCTAACGAGCTTATCGTTCTGCTCATTGGTCAGAGGCAAGGAGCGAATGTATTCGCTCAAATTCTGCGCAAGCTGCAAAGCCTCTTTGGTGCGGCTAATGCAATATCCCGAAAAATCCATTGCGTTAGCCCTCCATATCTTCCGGAATATTCGTGCCGAGGATTTTGTTGAAGAAGTATACCTGACCCTTGCCGGTAATCTTCGGCGTGCGGCTGATGGTGGTGTGACCGTCCGAGTGAGTAATCACAGTTTCCTTGATCTCGAACAGACCGAGTTCCATACTGCGCTGGGTAGGCATATTGTAATCACTGCCATTGCGCTTGACGAGGTAGCCATTTTCACGCAGCCATGCAAAAAAGCGCTTGCCGCCCATATCCGCGCCGTTCTGACGGAGAATTTTTGCAAAGTCAAAAATCAGGATGGACGTTTTGGACACGGTAACGCCCTTTGCAAAATGGACGAGCGGTGCATCGAGCTTCGCCTGTTCGGCAGCGTGGGAAAGCAGCTTGTCCTTTTCCTCAATGGTTTTCTGAGCGACAAGCAGGGCTTTCGCCATCAGTTCCTCAGGGCTGAGAGTTTCCTGCCCGGCAATGTATCCGCCGTTCTTGCGGATAGAGGGAATAACATCGTGCGTAATCCATCGCTTGAACGCTTTGGCCTCCGGCTTGCGAGAGCCGAGAACCAGAGTGTACAGGCCGGGTTCGTTTACCGTCACCATGTTCTGCAGGCCACCAAGGGTATCAATTAAACTGACACCCTTTTCATCATCGTCAAGACGAGAAAGTGTCATGCTTGCGTTGCCAAGGTCAAGCGCCTTGCAAACGTCAGCTGCTACAAACCACGGCTCGTTCTCAATGTTTAGCGTGCGAACCTCGCCAAATTCAGGGTTAGTAAATGCAATGATTTTGTTATCCATGGGTTAATTCTCCTTTTCTAAAAGTTCGTTAAGGGGTACATTCAAAGCACTTGCGATCTTGCTTGCCATCTCTGCCGAGCAGCTACGGCCTTGCTTTATTCCGTAGACACTCGACATAGAGACACCAGCAATTTCCGCGATATCTTTTCCGCGCTTGCCGCTTTTCGCCATAACAGCGGCAAACTTGATTCTGTCAATGCGCATATAGTCTCCTTTCTTATTCGCATTGCGATATTCCATGATTGAATTATATACGCAAAACGTTTTGGTGTCAACAATTTTATGCGCAATGCGTTACAAGGGTGATAATATGACTATTGGAGAAAGAATAGAAGAAGTTGCAAAATCGCAGGGAATTTCACTTCGTGCGCTTTCAGAACGCGCAGAAATGCCGTATACAACACTATATTCGATTGTAAAAAGAGGTAGCAAACGGCTTTCGCACGAAAACATTGTGAAGCTGGCAAACGCGCTCGGCGTAAGCATGAACGAGTTAAGCCCTGATGCTTCAATCCGTGTAAACAGTGCGCCGGAAATGGTGGAACTACAGCAGAAAGTAGCAGCCGGTCAAGCAACCGAGCAGGAAAAGCAGGCATGGCTCGAAGCCAATCTAAAAGGCTTAGAGCGTATGCAAAACTCAATCGAATTCATGCTGCACGATCTCGCGCAGTATGATGAGACACAAAAAATCGCCCGTCAATCTCGGCTGACGACAATATTCAATCAGCTTACCGAGGACGGGCAGGAAAAAGCATTGGATTTCCTTGAAATCATGCTCGGAAATCCGAAGTATAAGAAATAAAAGGGAAGTGGAATTATGTTTTGCACGAATTGTGGCACGGAATTCGAGGGAAATTTTTGCCCGAACTGCGGAACAAAGGCTGGTGAACAACTACCTGCACAAACCGTTGCCCCAAAGGAAACGCACGAGTATTACGATAAAGAGGGCGATTTAATCGACCTCTCCACGATCTACGGCGTTTACAAGGACAGAACCGGCATGTCTGCATTCTTCCGCAAATGCACCGATTACGATTCTGTCACTATCGGTAAAGCGTTAGACTATATCGAGGATAACGTAAAGCCGAAGGAATACGGCATGCTGGATGCAATCCGCATGAAGCGTCAGATTGAAGCACCGATTGAGAAGATCATAAAAGTGCAAGCAGTGAACGACCCTTCGGTTAAATTGCAAAAGGCGCAGCTTTCCGAACTGAAAAAGGCGAACAAACTACAGCAAAAAGAAATGAACGCACAAGCGCGTTGTCCGCGTTGCGGCTCCACTTCCCTTTCTGCGCATAAGAAGGGATTCGGCATCGGCAAGGCCGTGGTAGGCGCAGCCGTGACCGCGCCGCTGGGGCTGGGATTGATCGGTGCCGTAGCCGGAAACAAGGGCGCGAAAAAAGTCCGCGTCACTTGTTTGAAATGCGGAAAACAATTTTGGGCATAAAAAACGCCCACCGGCGGCAACCGGCGGACGTTATACGGGGGTAGAAATCTTGTGCAACGGAATTCTACCCTCTTATTATATCGAAAATAGGAGGAAAATGCAATGCCACGTCGAAAAAAAGACCCTCGCGGCTTTGTCCGTGAGACCGGAACGTATATGGGAAAGCACTACGACCTGAGAGCAAAAACCGAAAAGGAACTCAACGAGAAAATCAGGGCAAAACGCGCAGAAATCGAATCCGGAAGTAAGCTCATTGAAGCCGGTGTTACCGTAAAGGAATGGGGAAAACGCTGGGTAGAAACCTACAAGTCCGGCGTGAAGGAATCCACGCGCAGGCTGATTGAGGGACGGCTTGTGAACTACGTCTATCCCTACATTGGGGATATCCCCGTTAGCAAAGTGCGGCCGCTGAACTGTCAGGAAGCGCTTAACTCTGCGGAAGGACGTGCGCCGGACACCGTAAAGAAGGTGCAGCAGGCAATCGAGCAGATGTTCCGCGCAGCCAAGCAGAACGGCTTGTGCGTCAATAATCCTGCGGAAGATTTGAAAATGCCCCGTACTGGCAAGCAGACGAGCCACAGGAGCATTACAGACCGCGAACGTGTTATTTTACTGGAAACTGCAAAGACGCATCCTGCGGGAACGTGGGTGCTTACTCTGCTGTATAGTGGCTTGCGTCCGGCGGAAAGCCTTGTGCTGACATACGCCGATATTACAGGCGGTATGATTACTGTTGACAAGGCATACGACCGGGACACCCGCGCCGAGAAATACCCCAAGTCAGACGCAGGCGTTCGCAAAATACCGATCATCCCCCAGCTTGCCGCAGTCCTGCCGAAAGCCGGTTCGTTCGGTGAATTGGTTTTTCCGCGTAACGGGCACTTGTACGATGATAAGTCCATGCGTGCCATGTGGCAGGGTTTCCGCGCCGCTATGGATGATACCGAACGTGAGTTGATCGCGGCGGGGAAAATCTCACCCATTGCCGAGCAGCTGCCGCCTATCGTTCCCTACGATCTGCGCCACACGTTCTGCACGGATTTAGAGCGTGCGGGCGTACCGCTCAACGTCGCAAGCAAACTCATGGGACACGCATCTATAGAGATCACCGCCAAGATTTACACTCACACCGGCGAGGATATGATTGAGCGTGCAGGTGAGCAATTAGCCGCCTTGTTCAGTCCCACATTTAGTCCCATCAGCGAAGTGCAAAAAACGCCTATGGCTGACATTATGCGAGAGCTGCAAGAACTTCGTGCAGCAGTGCTCAAAGCCGTATAAAATAACAAAAAAGCCTTGTTTCAATGGATTTACCAAAGAAACAAGGCTTTTTAATATGGAGCTGCTAACCAGATTTGAACTGGTGACCTCATCCTTACCAAGGATGCACTCTACCGACTGAGCTATAGCAGCATTGGCAGGGGCAGTAGGGATCGAACCCACGGCACTCGGTTTTGGAGACCGATGCTCTACCAGCTGAGCTATACCCCTATAAAGTGGCTCCTCAAGTTGGACTCGAACCAACGACCCTGCGGTTAACAGCCGCATGCTCTACCAACTGAGCTATTGAGGAATATAAAATGCTGGTACACGCTGTTTGGATGGTTTATCGCAATCAGCTTGTATATTATAGCGCGGATACAGCTTATTTGTCAATAGGTTTTGCAAATTTTTTTCGTAAGTTTTTTACTCCCGCGCAGAATGTCAAAAAGGGACCCTCTCGGGTCCCTTTTCAGGCT